TCAATCCCCCGCCAATTCCTCGCTATAGAACGATTCGATATCGTCAATGACCGCTTGGATACGAGCGACATCTGAACGAGCTCCACTTTCCCCCAGGACGCATACCTTCTCCAACTGCATACCCTTTAAAAATTCGATAACTGATTCAATTTTGACTTCCACAAGAAAACGCCTCCTTCATTGAATTGGTCGAATCTTACCTCCCCAATAAAACGAAGTCAACGCCATCCGTGCAAATAAACTCTTTCATTTGCTCTTATGCTATTTCACCAGAAAGAGAATGTATTAAATGAAGCAACGCAATACAATGATTGCGAAGAAGGCAAAACGAAAACGCCCCGGAGGTGCTTCCTCGCGAGGCGTTCTGTACCGGTGCTTCCGGATTTGAGATAACAATATCATTGTTGGGTTAATCTGTCAATCCTCTTCCCAGTTTGGCAGTTCCACTGTCTGCCCCTTCAATTCGTGGGTACAGTCGTTCAGGTATTGGATTTTTCCATCCCGAACAAAGCTGTGGCAGATGTCCGGCGGATCGGGATAGCGACCAACTTCAACCTTGATCGATGGGCTGAATGTGGGCGCTTCGACATTCCCATTGAACTGCCAGCGGTCATCGGCATAATGCATGCATCCGCAACCAGGGCATTCAAATATCCAAGCCGGTACGGTACCCCTCGAACTGGTGATTGTTGATTTCTTGACCTTCGGCATTAGATGATGCCTTTCCGGTGCATGATGGTCACGAACCGATAGAAGTCGTAGGACCCACCCTCGGGATTATGAACCAACCCCTTCTGGACTGCTGCGTCCACAGCTTCCTTCGCCCATTCCGGGATTTCCTTCATTTTGGCGAGATTCTGCAATTCCTCTACTTGCTTTTTCAGTTGTTCCACTTCCTGCTTCAACATCTCGTCGTCCTCCCCTTTCAGCTTCGCAGATACAATCTGCTTGAATTTCGCCCATTCGCCTGGATTATTGACAAACCAGCGGTGGCAGTCCTTCCATCCGACAACCTCTTTATGGAGCCACAGATCGTTCTCGTCGAGGTTATGGCGGCGAAGCAAGTCCACTGTCAGGTCGACCAGCGCATCATACGTCTCATCCGTCATCCGACCATCCCAATCGATGTGGCAGCACTCAATGCCAATGGTGCAATTGTTCGGATAACTTGACAGCCGACGCAGAGCATCATCCGTGTAGGTCGTGCTCCCGACATGGTAGCCCATCTCCGATTCAGGCAGGCAACGGATGACTTCCCCGGCAAGGCCGATGATGTAATGCGCACTGCCATAGCCCGTTTTCCCGAGCTTCCGGTTCTCAAAAAAGTTCCGGTTTGCCTGTGCGCTGCTTCCGGGATTGGCGACCCAATGGATGACTACGCCGCGCAATGGCTGTAGTTTAGTTCCGGGTCGGGAAAACTCATTCCTCGTTAGAAGCATTTCCTGCATCGGACTTCCCTCCCTTCAATTGCGGCGGATCAACAGATTTCCGTTGTATCTGTCCGGCCGCAGCGGCGACGAGAAAACCATTCGCAAAGGCTAGCGCATAAATGCGCCAGTCGCTCGCGTCGCCACCAAGAGCTAACTGAGCCGTCAACAGAATGATGGATGCAATCATAACAGCGTACAGGTCGGTAGGCAGGCCTCTCGAAAAGCGATCCACTAACGACTTGGTGTACTGAACGATAAAAAACGTAAGCAAAGAAGCTCCCCCCATTGTGGAAAGAGCCACCCAGGTGAACAATTGCCCTTCCATGGACAATCACCTCCATTTTTTATTTAAGGCTGAGCGCGGCGGAAATGATGGCCGCAATAACCGGTCCGAGAATTGCCCAGACCTTCAGCGCAAAATCCCATCTTTTATTCATAGCCAGTTCTTCGTTCTTTACCTTTGCGCGGTTCATTTCGACGTCACTGTCTATGAGCTTACTGAGCAGTTCCCTGCTCGCTCTGGATTCTTCAGCGAAGGACTTCTCAAGGCGCACTTGCCCGGTCTCAATGTTTGCCAGCTTCGCAGTATTCTCGGCCGATGAAATCAATAATTTCGTTGTGTTGTCCTCAAGTTTCTGGATTCGTTCCTCGTGCTTGTTCAATCGTTTGTGTGCGCTCTCGTCGATCATCCCGATCCCCTCCCCTTTTGAACGACAGCCGCGAGAATACATGCTTTCTCAGGTTGTACGTGTTCCCGTGGCTAAGATATCCGATGTAAGATTGTACTGTGGCATTCACTTCATCGAATTCCACCTCCCCCATGGCGTATAACTTCTCTATATACTTCAGCCGGGCTTTCATTTTCTTTAGCGTTCCCTTCCGCATTTTCCGGTGGGTCGCCCAGATTCGAAAACCGCAGAATTCTATTCCGGTTGAAATCGGTCGAATGGCCGTCTTGTTGTTCAGTGTCAGCCGAAGCCTCTCGTTTAAGAAACGCTCTATCTCGTGCCGAACCTGATGCAAGTAAGTCTTGCTAGGATGCAAGATGACGATGTCGTCCATGTAACGTATGTAATGGCGCAAGCGGAGCGTGTGCTTTGCGAACTGATCCAATTCGTTTAAGTAAAGATTCGCAAAAAGTTGACTCGACAGATTTCCAATCGGCATCCCGATCCCATCCACCCTGTCGGCTTCGAAGCCATGGTCGCCCAGAGGAACGCCGAACTTCGTGTGCTCACTTCGAATGATGGTCTCAAGCAACCAGAGCAAATCCGGATCCGCGAACTTTCTCTTCAGAATGCCGAGAAGAATGTCATGGTCGATTCGATAGAAATACTTCGAAATGTCCAGTTTGAGATAATAGGGCTTCACCGTTGTTCTTGACAGCTTCCTAAGCCAATATTGCAAGCGGTTTGCAGCCTTCTGAACACCCATGCCCCGCCTGCAGGCGTATGAATCGGAGATGAACTGCTTGTCCAGCAGCGGTTCGATGACGCGGTATATCGCCCACTGGATGACCCGATCCCGAAATGGCAGCGCCATGATTAGTCGCTTCTTCGGTTCGTATACATAAAACTCCCGGTACCGCCCAACTTGATAGGTCTTGTAAATCAGGTCATTCTGGGCAGCAATCAGGTTCTCTTCCAAGTTCCGCGTGAACTTCAAGACATCCATGCGGAAACGTTTCAGCTTCGCGGCGTTGCGGTACGCAATCTCCAAATTCTCAAAGCTGTATATTTGTTCATATAGGTTGCTGTATCTACGAATCACGACCCCCTCCTTCCTCTGTGATGGAGTGCGAGCGTGTCACTTTTCGACCATGCTACTCAATGACTTCCCGCTAATTCATGTATTTTGCCAAATCGGCAGGGAGACGGGTCCCTTTTCCCCGTGTACTGGACGAAGCCCCCGTAGGGCTTTGCCTTCTGACTTTCGGGAAGAGCGGAGCGGAACCCGATGTTCGTGTTCACGTTCGAGCGAAGGTTGTTCAGGTTGAGGGCGAAAACGCCCGCATTGCCAGCGTTGTTCCAGTTGCCACCACGAATCGGCAGTTATATGACCCGTCCCCCAGAAAATTCATTGCTTGATGCTCTTCTGCCAGCCGCCGATCATTCGACCGATTTCGCTGAGCATCTTGATCCAATTCTCGTATTTATTGAACGGTAAAAACCCTAAGTCTTTAGCCAGCCTCACGTAATAGCGTAGTGTGTCCAACTCTACATCCAAATCCTGAATTGTGGTTTTCTTGTAATACCTTCGATTGGCCGTAATCATCAACCGGATCAGTCCCAGCATACACTGCTTCGTTTCTGACCCAAGCGTAAACTTCTCCGACTTCGGGTACTGACGAAGGCAGATATACCCGTACTGAACCATGTCGTAGGTCTTCTGCAAAATCTTCAATTCTTCGCTCAATTTTTCATCCCCTATAGCTATTCTTGAAGAAAGAGCCTGCTATCGCAGGCTCAAACAGATTCCAGTTCCCCAGATTCCAGATTACGAGATAAAAGCGGAGCGGAACCCGAGGTACGTGCTCACGCCCGAGCGAGGGGCGCCCAAGTTGAGGGCGAAAACGCCCGCAGGGGAGCCATAGGCCCAGCTGCCACCACGAATCGGCAGGCGTTCGCCCGTAGCATCAAACCAATATCCGTCATTCCCATAGTCGCTCGAACCTGTGCCATCGGCAGTCGCGGGAATGGCAAGCGGACCCCAATCCAAACTCGGCGTGTTCGGAACCGCGCCAGATCGCATGGTCAAGATTTTCTGACCGCTGGTCATTCCGGTCGTAATGTTCACGCCGGTGTTCACCCATTCAGACTCCAGATCGTTAAAGTTATTGTCGATCATGACATAAGCGATGCCATCAATGATCTTCAATCCTTGGACCCATTCCCAAACGTTACCGTTCAGGTCATAGATTCCGTCCGGCGTCCCGTCATGCGACCATGCTGCCGGTCCGGAACCGGTTGCAACTCGCCCCGTCTTGCCAGCCCCAGAATCGAAATATGTTTCTTTGCCGCGTTCATAAGCCGCTGAAATATCGGAGCCGTAGTTGTTGTTGCCTCGCGGTTGGTACCCGTTGGCCTTGCACCAGAGAGCAATCGCGGCCCATTCGACGTTCGTCATCAAATGCCATCCCGGACCCTTCGCGGTGCAGTAACCTTTCGCTGTGTCGTAATTAATGGAAGTCTGCGGGTCTTGTCCTGGGATCGAATAAGCCCGACCATCATGGACGATGTTCTGATACTTCGAAATCCAGATTTCCGATTTGACTACACCGTCTACGATAAAAGCAGGATGCGGCGAAGCTGCTCCACCAGCGACCACATCCGAAATATTGAACTTCGGTACCATGACCATGATCGATGGGTTTCCTTTGTCGTCGTACATTACGGTGTTCTTTCCGCCGCTGGCCGCTTCGACTGCTTGGCGATAGGTGTCTTTAATGCTGAGAACGAACGGCATTAGACCTCAACTCCTTCATTTTGTTGTTCTTGTCCATAATTGGCAGGCAGCCCCCACAGGCGAAGCTGAACCTTGCTCATATCAAGTGGCAAGTCGCGCTCTGCCATGACCGGGTCTCCTTGGTCATCGACCTCGCCCGTATCGTACAGTTCGCGCTCGATCGGCGGAACAACGATGGTGGCAACATACCATGCACCAAGCCCCTCGGTCATTGTCTGCAGTTGGTTGTCCAGGCAGACATCGACCACATGCTGAACCGATTTCTGGCGCTCCTGCAGGTCAATCGTGACGGTGCCGACCGTCAAAACGGTACCCGCCACTGAATACGTTGCTTTCTGACCTTGGGATACTTCCGAAATGATCATGCGGTTCATCCTCCTTTAAACTCTTGGATTGACAAGCGTCCACATGAACGTGACCGTTGATGCGGAACCTGTCATTTTTACTTTAAATCCATTCTGCGTCTTGTCGTACACTTCCAGCCTGCCGACTCGGTCCATATCGCTCGCCGAGATCGGGTTGACGATCACGTCATAGTTCGGCGAGTTGATCTGAGCGAACCCGCCATGACTGACTTCGACGAACGGCTCTGCCGAACGGAAATAACCGTTTGACGCTGCGGCCGTAATGGTCGCTTGCCCCTGCAGAATCCTCTGCTTGAGCAGTTTGTCAATTTCCAGCCGATTACTCAGCGCAAGCTGGATGGCAACCAGCACATCCAGTCCAACATCGAGATGTGCAGTTAACATGCCGGATTCCATCCGGTTCAGGTTGGTTTCATTAACAGGCGTTCCCTCGACAAGAACGTCGCCGGTCTGCTGGTCAATGACCCTATCCTCCCACTCGATCGGCTCGTAGGATTGATTTCTTAAATCTTCAACTGACATCCGCTACACCTCCTGTATGGTAAATTTGAATTCAAGCAGCAGTCCCTTGCCTTCCTCGTGGACTTGCGAGTCCGTGCGTTCAGCGAGCACTTCCCCGGCGCTTCCCAGAAGCCGCGCTCTATTAACTGTGCCGTATGGGTCCTTTTGCGTTAAGTAGATTTGCTTTCGCACAGTTGTCCCTTCGATGATTGATCTTCTGATCTTCGCCGGATAGTTTGTGCTTCCAATGCGGAAATCAGCGGAAACGACCCGGTCATCAAGGTACTGCGCCAACTCTTGCAACACTATGGCCGTCAGCAACTACGCCACCTCCTCTCCGCAATAGGCTGAACCGCAGGCGAATTCGTGACCAGTGCCTGTCAGAGCTGTACCCATCGCAACAGCACTGGTTGATACCAGAGAACCGATGGATGATGGAATAGGTGCTTCGCCGGACTTATAGATACCGGACAAAGGAAAAGTTGATATTGCAGTGACGTGATTCTCCTGAATAACCGCCTTAGAGCCGAGCGAAAAACCAACACCACTCGCCGCGCGGATATGTCCGCTGTATAGTCCGCCAGTTTTCTCAAAGATGCCGTCCCCGCTGACAGGTACAGACTCAAGCTCGATCGTTCCCAACAAGGCGCTTCCGGCACTGTTCCATTTCGGCCACCTTCCTGCCATAGCCGTTCCTGCCTTCAGTTCGAGGTTTACCTCGTTCCGCCGCAAGTGATGAGCGTACACTGTATAACCCGAATCCTGTAAAGATGGCAGGATTCGGAATGAATAACCCGTATGCGCTGGCTTTCGCTTCTCCAGAAGGACGATCAGCGGACCGAAATCGTGCTGGTCAACTTCCGACACGATAGTAAACGGCAGAATCAGTCGCCCCCAGGCAAGCGACAGGTTAGGTTCAAGCGCCTGCAAAGTATTCAACAGCCCTCGTCGTCCAAGGCGTTTCTGTGCCAGAACCTGTTGTCTCCTCGTTTCAATGTTGACTCCTTCATTCACCGGCAGGCCATACTGTTCTTCCCATTCTTTCAGAGTGAATGTAGCTGTCAGAATGGAGAACTGGCGCAAGATTTCGTCGAGCGTAAAGCGCAAATCGTCGATTTCCTTCCCTCGCGAATCCATCAACGCCTGCATGATTTGGGAGTTTGCATAAAAAGACTCGTCAAGATAACTCAGCATTCGCTCCTTCGCTGTTGTCATGAGTACGTCACGCTCCCAAGCTCAGCCAGTTCATTGACCTCTAAAGTGATATCAACGCGCCCTCCATCAAGAAGCAGGTCGCCCACGTTCGAAATGCCTGTGGCTTGAATGACCACTGACTCGGCTTCCCTTACCTTGATCTTCCCGCCCGGATTCACCGCCAGAAGGTAGCTGTTCAATGCGTTCTCGGCGCTTGCCTTCGCTTGATCCAGCGTATATCCCGGTTCAGCTTCCAGATTCGGAATGGTCGCATTGACCAGCCTTGTCTCGGCAGTGTCCACCGTTACGCGCGAGCTTGCGGGCGCTCGCCCTTCGCCAATTCCCCGCCGGTCGGGGTCGAGATGTTCCTGAACCGCATCGACTGTGCCTGCAGGAGCTGGGCGCCCGTCCGGATCCAGAATGATCACTCGCACCGTTCCCTCACCCTGCCATAGCGGCTCGACGAGGACGTTCCCTACGCCGGGAACCTCTTTCGCCCAGGCAATATAATCCGCAATGTTTCCGTCGCCTTCTTCTTTGCGATCTTCCTCAAGGATGCGCTGGCGCAGGGTCTCGTCGTCCTCTTCGTCAAGCCCGCCCTGTGTCGCCGCGATGTTGACCACCGAAGCGACACCATCTAATGGTTCGGTTAAATGCTTAATGGCGCCAATCGGCACGTTGCCCGCCTTCCCGGCTTCGACAGCCTCAACGGCAACCAGTGCCTCGCCGTTGCCGTCCAGAACCACTTCCTCAAGGGTTCGGAACAACGCGGCTGGCGACGATTCTGTGCTTCCTGTGCTGACTTGGTACCCCGAAGGAACGACTGCACCGGGATCGCCTATGAACTTCACACCATCCCCCGCAGTTTTTGCGGCTACTGCTGCGCGGCGTGTCAGCCCGCTTTCCTCCGCTTTCAGGTCGAGATACTGCCCGAACGTGGTGGCGACAAACCCGCGTCGGAGAACTTCCTTCGCCCACTCTGCAGCCAGTATCAGTTCAATGGCAACCGGAGCGATGGTATCCCAAGGAAGCGATCCTTCCGATTTGTCCAAATCATCCGGCATGCGATCCAGCATCCGCTGGCGAATCGCCTCTTCTGTTTGATCTTCTAAAAATGGCGGCAGTTCAACCATTCAGCCTCACCTCCAATCTCCGAGAATCGCCGACGACAGGCACGATCGTAAAGGACACCATCACCTCATCGCCGCGCCATACATAGGCGAAGTCGCGGACAGTTTCAGTACGAGGGTCGACCAGCAACGTCTCGGTGATCGTTCTGGCGATTTCCGCCTCTGCCGCTTTCTTGGTCGGTTGCCGTTTCGCTTCTCGAAGCTCTCCTCCGTAATTCGGTCCATAGGATAGGAAAGCGAACCGCTCCGTCATAACCGCTTTGATGCACCACTGCGCCCAGGCATTCAGTCCATCGGCTTCTGCCACCCTTCCGGATCCGTCAATAACGAAATCCCCTGATTCAAGATCGAACAGCCAGCTTCTTCTATAAGCCGGAGCCGATGATTGTCGGTTTTCTTCGACCAATTCCGGAGCATCGAAAACAGGAAAAAGTGATGGCAATCAGATCACCTCCCCTAGTTTTGAGCAAATGGCATATGCTTTCTGCGCCAATCCTTCGCAGCGGCTGCAGCGCTCTCGAAATCTTCAAAGAGTCCTATATGGTGCATTCGACCGTTAAGCATCGCTTTTGCTCTCCACTTCTTCAACTTTTTATCCCAATGAACCCCTCGTGCTTTACCGCGTTCCGGCAAATTCTGTCCGTTTTGATCATGAGTGACGACCCTTAGATTCTCTTCACGGTTGTCCAACTTCTTCAGGTTGCGATGATCTGCTTCACGATTGTCGCCAAATTCCAACCCCATGATAAATCGGTGCATGAGCATAACTCCTGACTTGATCGTCCGCGCGGCGTAACCTTGTGCTGTGAGTTTCCATCTCCACCGATTAAGGGTCTCGAAATTTTTTCTGTCGATCAATGCCCAGCCCCTGATTTCTCCTCCCTTGCCCCATAAAGGAATTCGCGCTGTTCTTTCGTCAATCAGACATTCCTCAATCGGAACGGTAGGCTGATTCCTTGGCGGCAAAGTCCCTTTGTGATGAGCCTGATTGTAGTGGTGCCTGCAAAGTCCTCGCCCTACGGTCCGCGAATTGCATCCTTCCATTGAGCACGTCTTATTAGGCATCGCCGCTCACCACCCTGCAAAGAACAACCGGATCCGTTCCGTCATTCACCCAAGCTACCAATACCCGATCCCCTGCCTTTAATGGCTTGAATTGATCAGGAGTGACGATTTGATGGTCATGTGCGCCGTTTCCTTGATATTGCGAATGTTCGCCGCTATTCAATTCCGTCGTCGTCATGAAATCCTCGGGAAACGTCAAAAATCCCGATACAAGATAATCCGATGGAGGGATGGGTACCGCGAAGCGATCCAGCAGCAGGCTCTTGTCATCCTGAATGGAGCCGAGCTCCAATTCATTCGGACGTTGTGCCCGTTCCTTGGCTCTGCTGTCTATTGCTTTCGCCAAGCGGTTAATGCCAGCGTTTCCTCTCATGCATCCTCCACCTCCATCGTCATCGTCCGCGTATCGGCATCGTGCTGAATGCCCGATACAATAAAATATCCGCTAAGTGTCCCGGCGTTAATGCTCACCTTGTCACCGCGCCGGATAAACGGCAGATCGGGAGCGACCACCTTCCTGCGCTTGCGCGGCTTCCCGCGCTCGTCCAAAATCTCCTGCGCCGCTTTCTTGGCGGCCGCCTCGGTATCGTATTGCTCCAGATACACAATGTCCTGCAGGACACCGAACTCGGTGCGACCGTCGAGCGTTGAGATGACAGGAGAGCGACCCTCGGTGTCCTCCGCCCCGATGATTTTCACGCGGGTAATCAAGTCCTCTATGTCCTGCTGGTCACTCATCGTCTGGACGTTGTCCTCCTGCCCGAAGTGGTAGATCGTGCTATTTCGCCCCGTCCGGACAACATCGATCTTGCCGCCGCTGGATCGGATGATAAACTTCCCACCTCCGCGCTTCTGCGCCTGATCGAGGACGGACAGCATCATGTCCGCCAGCGTCTTTCCTCGGAACGTCTGCTTTGCCAGCGCGACGTCTGGCCCCTCGACGGTACCGAGCGGAATGCCCCATGCCTTCGAAATGTCCTCGATAATAACGCGAGCCTGTGTTCCGTTCGGGTAAAAGCGGTCATCCTTACTCTTCATCAAATAAATGAGATGGTCATATGCGGTAACCGAGAACCACCCAAGCGGATCCTTTTGATAATCCCAGCCGAAAATGACTCCCTGATGAATTTCCCGGAAGCCCTCTCCCCACGCCGCGTGAAGCAACGTACGCCCGCCTAACGGAAGTTTCTGGTGCAACCACCCGTTCCCCAAGGACTGGTTCTGTATTCGCGCCTGCAGCCGCACAGCAAGCTCACCGGGCTGCTCTTCCCAGCTTAACCCACGAAGCGCCTCCTGCAGGTGAATGCGACCTCCATCAGGCAAGAGAGCCATAAGGTCATACTTGATATCTGAAACATAGATCATGACCGCCCGCCCCCCTTATACCGGCAACCGGAGGACTTGTCCCGGTCTGATGAGGTTAGGGTCTGGACCGACCAGCTTCGTATTCTCGGATATTTCGTATATTTCACGCCAACGCGAACCGTTGCCGAGCGTTTTCTTGGCGATCCCCCAGAACGTATCGCCGGGCTTAACCGTGTAGGTCTTGGAAGGCGCAGGCTTCGGTCTGGTTGAAGATGCTGAAGCAGATAGAATCATGACGGTCGCGCCTTTGGATTTGTCGCCATCGGTTCGAACGACCAACTCCCGAGCCTGAACCAATTCGATCTGATACTGCGCATCACCATGACCGCCGCCCCATGTATGCTCAAACGATTCGATATACACATCGTGGTTGATCGGTGTTTCTGTCACCATGAGCCGAAGGCGTGTCCCGGCATCTCGCCAACTGGACAGAACGCCTGCAATCTCCTTCGGGTCACGCCACGACTTCACAATCGCAAGGTTCTGCCTTCCCTCGCCGGGGAAGAATCCCTCCCACGAAAACCGAACAGGCGTCTGCCCCTGTGGCAGTTTCACTTCCCCAAGCTCGATAACCTCATAGGTTTGCATACGAGCGGCGGTGGCGGCGGTGATGCGTTCAGGATTAACCGGGAAATGCAATCGATTCCCTTCTGAATCCGATAAATAAAAATCCACGCGTCCACCACCTCCTTAATATGCTGTTTGTGGTAAATTACTGAAAATATCTCCAAGTGCACTTCCTAATTCTTCTGCAACGTCATCGGCGATTTCTTTCTGATTGTCCCGGATGATGCTTAAGACTTGCTGAGCGTCGACTGCCGCATCAATGCGATAGTTTGGCTTTGATTCCACCTTAATAACGACATCTATTTTTCTCTGTGAGTTATATGGCGAAAGCGGTGTAGATGCTGGTAAAGGAGAAAAGTTCGATCTGCTTAATGGTCCTAAGGAATGTAATGAGGGACCAAACGTTGGTGATGGGCCAAACATCTGCGCGGCATTCGCGAACGCACCCGCTGCCACCGAAAGAATGTTCACATCCAAAACATGTTTTCCGTTCTGTAGCGGATCGGGAATTTTTTCAGTAACCTTTTCCTTGATTTCTTTGGCTTCTTTAGCTTTTTCGCCTTTAGAAAATAAACCACCAACCCAATCTCCGAGCATGCCTCCACCAAAGCCACCTATAATACCACCTGCAACGCCGCCAATGGCTGTTCCGATTACTGGTACCACAGAACCAGCAGCCGCTCCAGCAGCCGCCCCGGCCGCAGCGCCGCCCCATCCCCCTATCGAACCTCCAATGGCACGATTTCTCTCCTCGCCTGGCTTTGCCGATGCAATCTGAAGTGCGTCCATACCTAGCCCGATTGGCAAAAATAATTTTCCTGCTCCGCGAGAAAGGTTTCGGAGGAATCCTCCTGATTTTGGCGCACTTTTCACAATTTCATCTGCTTTGGACGCATCCGATGCGCCGCCTCCGAATAGTTTGCCGATAACAGGTATGCGCCCTAATTTACCTTTTGCAGATGAAGCAGTTTCAGTTATTCTTGACCATAGCCCTGCCCTCTTCGTTGTCTCGGCGGCTTCCTTGGCTTTTTCCACAGTGCTGATAGTGGACGGTAGCGGCCTGCCATGCTGGTCAAGAATCGGGCTCATTTTGGGAGCGTCCGGTGTCTTCGGAATACCGGTATCGGAACCGCGCGGACCCGTCCCGCCTGAAGGTCCATTTCCTCCGCCACCCCTCTTGCCACGAAACCAACCTACAGCTTTTTTACCGACATCCCATGCACCTTTCCCAACTTTAGCAGGCCCTTTCAATAGCCCTCCAATCTTGGAAAGAAGCCATGCGTCTAGCAACAATGCAATGCTGCCTCCAACAAGGCTGTCATTTCCGCCTCCAAAAAATGATGGCTGAATATTCTTAAATGCCTCGGCAGCTTTCTGAGCGATTTTCCCGGCATCGAATGCTTCCAGAAATGAAGTCAGGAACGCATTCCCTGCCGTGGAGCCAGCTTGTATGAACGGCGATTCATTTATTTGGCTTTTGGGGTCGGCCACGCCTAATGCAGACATGATGAATCCGCCGATGGCTCCACCCATTGTGCTTCCGATTTTCTCGGAAGCTGATGTAACCTTGTCTTTCCCGCTGTTTTGCCACCATTCGTTGAAAAGTCGACTCAGATCGTCAAATACGAACTTAATCTTTCCTTCAAAATCAAGTTTCTGGAAATCGGGGTTGTCCAAGTACCTCCGCTGGATGTAGCCAAAGGAAGTCTCGAATTTCCGAAGAACCCAATCTGCCGCGTCTCTTGCTGTTCGTTCGAGAGCGTCGCCCCAACGCTTAACCTTGTTCTGATTTTTATCGAACCACTCCTGAATGCTTTGCAAGCGAGGCAGGAATGATTTCTGAAGCCCTTGCCCCCAGCGAGTTAATATGTTCACATTGAACACGTCCATGATTTGCGAGAGAAGCCCCCTCGCAGTACGCGTGGCGGTTTTCTCCATCATGCCGTCAAATTCGCCCATCCCTTTCATGATGGCCGTTATGGCTCTCTCGGCATCAACTTTCCCCTGCTCGGATAGTTTTCTAACATCTGCAATGCTCATTCCCATAGAATCAGCGAGATACTTCCATGCCTGAACCCCTGCATCCGTGAGTTGGTTCATGTCTTCAGCAGTTACCCGCCCCAAGGCTCGCATTTGACCAAGGGCGTATACAATCCGCTCTATTCCAACCGAACCAGTACCCATCGCCGCCGAGACGTTCCCGATTTTCTCAAGCATAGGAATGACTTCGTTCTGATTAAACCCTCTTACAAGCAACCCTTGTGCCTGTTGAATAACGTCAGACTGAGAGAAAGGCGTGGCGATTGCAAACCCCTGTATCTCCTTGATGAATGCATCCGCCTTTTCAGCGCTCTTCAGCATGGTCTCAAATCCGATCCGCGCCGTTTCCAAATCATCCGCCAAAGATACTGGTTTAATGATTCCGCCGTAACCAGCACCAAGACCCGCGATCAGTCCGCCAGTGGTAAAGGCCAGCCTACCGATCGCCCTCAGAGGACGTGTTGCAAGGTCGAGAACCCTAATCGTAATCCGGTATGAACGACCAACCAGTGACTGAACCCGAGAACCTACCCATCTGATAACTGCAGATGCGCGGTCAACGGCATACAGAGTCATTTCCCAGCGCGACCTGTCCATTCGTTCCAACTGCTTCTGTGTACGACGGAGGGTAATCTCGAACTTCGTAACACGTTCCTCGGCTCGAGAGAGCGCAGGCTCCGTGTTGTCTTCCACATCGACAGGAATCTCGATCCTGAATGTCTCAACGCTTTCAGCCACCTACGCTCACCTCCTGTTTTTGTTCTCGATTTCGCGCCGGATTCGATCTTCCTCTTCAAGCGTCAATCGCATTGAAGCGAAACAAAAAGCCCGAACACCTTCAGGCTTCTGCATAATCTCGTCGGGCGTTCTGCCTGTCCGAATGAAAATATGGTGCAGGAGAGTTGTGCGCCCCCCTGCACTTATTAGTTTTTTGCGACTTCTTCCAAGTCCTCGCCGTATCCGCTAAGCTCGTCGATTTTGGCAATGACGGCATCTTTCTCGCCAGCCCGAAGCACCTTGTCGATAAGCGCCGGACCATTCAGAACGTTAAGCTGCTTCCAGGCATCCTTATTGCCCCATACCCGCTGGCGATCTTCTTCCACGGTCGCCTTGTAAATCAGCAAGGAACGGTACTTCGCTGTGTCGGTTTCGTCAGGCATTTTAATGCCGCCAAGCTGCCGGTTCTTTTTGTACGTGGTCGCTTTTTCCTTGCAATCGTTGTACTCGGTCTCCAGCAGCCCACGCACACGGAAGGAAAACAATACCCTTCCCTTGCGCACGATTTCGATCTTGAGCGTTTCCTGCTCCACGTCGCTCGCCGCATCGATCAGGCCGCGAAGGATATCTTCTTCACTTGCAAGAAGCGCCTCCGGCGCCATCTTTTCCTCTTGTTCAGACATCGGTCAATCCTCCTTATTTGTGCGCCCGCAGCACGCCAGTGAAATTCAGAACAGCGTCCGGCGAACCTTTCCGCAGGCTTGCCAGTACCTTCTGGAGCAACGAAGCGTCCCGAACAATGGTCTCCGTGAACGTCAGCGTAACCGAGAAACTCTGCGGGATCGCCCAGGTGATCTTCTCGCCTGCAGGCTGGTAATCGCTGTTGGTGACGTTGATCTGCGCCTGCCACGTATTGACCTCGGCGAGGAAGTTCCCATCGCCGTCGTACAACTCGCCGTCACTGCCGCGTAAAATGTTACGCGGGTCGAATGCTCCTGCGTCCAACAATTGCTGTGCGTCCGGCGCTTCGTTCACGCGGAAGCTCCAAGAACGCTGTAAAATGTCGCCTGTCTGGACGTTCGCCACGTCAATGCTTCCATCCGGCACACAACTGCGGAATACATACCTTGCATCAGTTGGCATCTACGCCACCTCCTTATGCGCTTTGTCTTGCGAACTGGAAGCCGAAATCGAGGTAAACCTTCTCGATGCTGTCCAAGTCCACCAGATCAACGAATTTAAACCATGCCGAATCTCCGACCGGCGCATTGTCCGGATCCACAATCAACTGGCCGGATTCCAAAGCGCCATCGCGGATCATGACGCCGATGATTCCGTTCACGATGGTCACGACGAATGCGCGACCGTCCTCGCTGTTGTCCCATTTTCCGAGATACGGATGCAACGTGAACACAGCGCGGTCAATCAACTCGAACCGAGTGCGAACCCGGCGAATCTTCTTCCATCCCTCGTCCTCGTCAGCAGACAGTGACACCTTCGTGTTGATGCCGTAATCGATCTGTGCCAGCCCCTGCGGATTGAGGGAGAACGTCAGCATGCCGGACTGAACCGCCTCTTTGTACTGCGTGTTGGTCATATCCCCGGTCACGCCGATGGAGCCGATAACTGCTGCATGCGTCAGGCTCTCCTTATAGGAGCTCGAAGCAATCATACCCGCCACGCGGCCAGCCGCTTTCGCACCTTCGATATCGCCAGCGGCTGTCGAGAAGCCATTCCCGACATACACCATCGCGAAATCGTTCAGAGCCTTGGCGTTCGTTTTGCGCGTCTCGAACTCAACGCTTGTCGGTTCCCCGACCACGCCGATGATTCGCCCGCCGCCGCCGTTAATCATGCGATCGACAAACGACTGCAAGCTGGCATGAACCGTCGCGTCCTCAGAATCGACAACGATGGTATCGAAGAACTTGTTCTCCAGATACACGAATGCATCCGTATAGTCCGAACCGGCAATCGTAGGATCGGTTCCGCCTGCAAGGGCTTGGTCGCTAATTGCCGCAAGCGTTCCGCTCCCATCCGCAACCTTGGTGGCTGTCAGGTAGTCACTTCCCGCATTCACAGCTGCCACGATAGCATCTGGCTCAGTTGCGCCTTTTGCAAACGTAATACGCTCCAACTGCGTCGTGCCCTCAAGGACAAGCAACTCACGAACGGTTGCATCCTGCAGAGAATCCCGAACCGTAGCTTTGAAAGCGCGGGATGTTGGATATTTGGTGGTCAGCGTCACGACATCCGCAGGCGTTGCCGCTGTGTCTTTCAGCGTCAGCGTAGCTTCGTCTCCACCCGAACCTACACGAACGACAAACGCCGTAACCGCGCCGCCATTAAAGATTTCATTCACTGTGTCCGGGCCGTTACCCGTTCCGATTTGCCGCTTGATGTTCCCCGGCGCCTCGATTGTGACCACTTTCCCCAATGGCCCCCAGTTCGATTTCACGACCGCTGCGGCAATACCGACCGTACCTGTGACCACTCGGGAACCGCCAGCATTATGCCAGCGAACATACACATCAGGGCGAACCTTCTGCTCGCCTAATACAAACACTTCTCCCGGCATCGATTACACCTCCCGTTTTTTGAAGCGCCGAATGGCATCTTCCACTTCGGACTTCGTGAATTCTTGCTTCCCTGCAAGCCTAAGCGCACCGGCCATCAGGTCGACCGATACGCCAAACGATGCGGACGCGGCCAGCACTTCCGCCTTCGAATACTTGTTTTCCGGCTCTTTGGCCGTTTTGGCTGTTTCTGCTTTTTCGCTTGCCATTATTTCACTACACCTCCGCCATGATCGGAATTGATGGTCAACTGCCCCAGTTTCTCGGCAATTATCGCTTCGTTGAGTACGCCGAACCGGGCGGAAAGGCGAACCTGACCTTCCCGGAATGAATCTTGCGAACTATCCGCAGATACTCGCGTGACGAACATCGGAGAACCGTCGTCCATCCTGATCCGCTTTGCTCTCGCCGCAGCCTCCACCAGTTGACGTATCCAATTCAACCGTGTAGCAGGCGAGGGAGCCAGTATGTGCCCCGCAACGGAAACGGTAACCCATATGCCCCAATTCGTCCTCTCGACCGCCGTAACGCCCGACAAGCGCCAGTACAGGGCAGGCGTTGAATCCGAAGGCGACCACGAAGCAGGGTCGACTTGCAACTCGGCATATTTATCGCCTGCCCATGCATTCAGAGAAGCAATCGGGTCAGGAGAATACGTCGTCTGCGCTGGGAAAGCCAGCAAGTCGAACGAAACAGTCACGCCGACAATCAATTCATCACCGTCGCCCCGGTTCGATGCCTCAAAGGGGTCGGAACGATTCCAACGGAGCGCGGTGACCGGCTCGTCGGCAGGATGAAAGACTGCGCCGTCCAGGAGGGAACGAAGCCGATCCTCTATGACTTCAGGAACAACGGCCGAGGAAACCAGACACCACACATTCAGAATGAGCGCCCCCTCGACCTTTCGCTCCGGATCCCATGACCGATCAGCCACGTAATCCACCCGAGGATACTGCGCATTCGCCCAACCTTCATCGGTATCTTCCGGAGCCTGCCCCCAGAAAATCGCAGGCAATTCAGCGAATACGGAAAGCTGGTCGGAGAGGGTCGCGTCTTGCTGGAGCTTTTGGTAAATCAGTTCTTCCAAGTTCACGCCACATCACCCTCCTTTATTTGAACCGTTTCCCGTATATTCGCTTGATGCCCGGCATTGCCTTGGCTTGAATCTTCCTGACGAACGGTCGCGGCTTCACCGTGTTTCCCGGATCACGACCCGACAGTTCCGGTTCCAGATACTTGATATATGGCACATTGGAATAGATGCTCGCATAAGCCGTGGTGACCTTCCCATGATTCTGCGATCGAGGTCTTGCCTGCCACGACTTACGCAGCAAGCCTGTCCGATTTGCAGGCGGCTCGCCGGGAGCAGAGGCGTTGTAATACTTCGGCTTCCGCCGTGAATCCCGAATCGCCCCAGAACCCGTAAATGGAACGCGGTACCGACGACCGCTGCGCTGTCCGCGAAGGACAAACTGCGAGGCGTTCCTCAATGCGTTGCTTGCCCGATACGCCCGCGACTGCGTGTCCTTTTCGACGTCCCGAACAATACGCTCGCCCGCCGCTTTGATTTCACCGTCACGCATCTTCCCGTTCCTCGCACATGATGATCGTCCATGCGTTCAATTCGCCGGGATTCTCCATGCCCTGAACGTAAAACTTGCGGCCGTTGTAAAGCAGGCGGTCGCCCTGTTTGGTTTGAGGCGCACCCGGCTGAACAATCTGATGAGTAACCGGATGCTGCATTTGCTTCCATTGCAGGCGATCATGAGGCGAGGCATCGGCCAATACGCCCCGAAGGGTACCGACTGCCATCCATGTAGCAGCCCTTGCGCCCTTCCCGTTTAACCCCGTCTTTTTACGTTCGACCTGAAACGTCTTAAGCAGTTTCGGAAGGCTCATCGACCGATCACCTCGCTTTATTTATTGTCGTGCATGCCTGCAGAGAAGTATGGGCTCCCCTTTGAGCCGCTATTGATGGATGGAGCGTTTGCGCTTCTGGCTTTGCGCCGAAGGTCTGCCGCTCGCTTCGCCCATAGTTCCGCTCGTTGCGTATGCTCCAGCGTTAAAGGGCCGACCTTCGTCGTAAGCTCGCGCGCGAACCTCGAAGCAATGGCTTCTGCCGCTTTAGCGAGCGCCCCGATGAACTTCGATTCCGACTGCAGGCAAAAATCCGCTTCCTCGTCGCTGATTAGCGGATCGGCGGCATCTGTATCGCCAAGCTCGAAGCGCAGGCGGTCGCGCGGGCTGGATTGCGGATTTCCGCTATACGTCCATGCCATGACTTACTCCGCCCCGCTGTTTGCTTGAGCGAGTTCTGCAAGCCGGGCGATTATGGACTCCCGCGCCCCTTTGCGTTCTTCCTTCTCCAGAACCGCCTGCAGGCTGACGCTGTCGTCAATGCCTTTCACCGCTTGCTCAACCTCATCGTTGGTCATCGCCAGAAGGGAGGATACCAACTCCTGATCGACCTCTCCATCGGATGGTCGGTCGGTTGCAGGCTCGCTTCCGCCACTGGCGGCCTGCAGGCTCGCACCGATCTGCTCTGCTACGCGATCGGCAAACTCCTCAATGTTCGGAACCGCTCCGATTCGTTCAGCCACCGCTTCAGAGAGCTTATCCAGCGCCTCCGCGCCATCCTCCACCTCTTCAACCTCCGGCAGATGGATGATCCACCCGAGGGAAAGGAGCGCCCGCAAAGACTTAAACGCCTCTGCGGGAATGCGACTGCCGCGTTCGTACACTTCGCCGTCGGCTTTAATCGTTCGCATTGCAACATACATTGCACCCGCCCCCTTAACCTACGCAGTTGCTGAAGAAGATGCCGAGGTCTTGCGCGACGACCTTCATGTCATACGCCATGCGCACTTCAAACCAGTCGCTGTGCGCCCGCTCGTCGCGTCCTCTCCAAACGCCAGATTGGAATGCTGCATTGCCGAGAAGGCCGGTCCAGCTAAACGTGTAGCCGCCAGAAGGTTGATCCAGCCCCGGACTTGGCGCGGCATAAACAAGCAATGCGTCCGTCTTCGGCAAAATGAACTCGAACGAATCTGCAACGCCCTCGGCAGCGGTATTGTGAACCCCGCCCGGAATCAAAACACGTTCTACGCCGAACAATTCAGCAAGCAGGTCCTGCGTGATAACCCCGCGAGCCGTGTACTTGACCCGATCAACCACGTCAGGATGGTTCTTCAGGATGCGGAATGTTTTCCGTCCCAGAACCAGCACGTTCGGCTCAAAGCCCGTATTCTCGGCAATGATATCCTTCTTCTCGTCGATGTCCTCGATCGGCGTGGAGTTCGCCTGATCCCATTGCAGGAATTGTCCGGCGCTCGGAGCGCTCGACGTACCTGCAAGGTCAGTGCCCCATACACCCGTTTTGAAATACTTGCTCGCCCAATCGCGGTCGCGATGGATCAGGTGCTGTTGAGTCAAGAAGCGAATGCGGGATTGCTCCGGGTCATACGGAGCCGTAGCGTTGGCGCGTTCCCGATCGTCGAGGTTCGAGGACAGGCCTTGCTCCTCGGCGTAATACGGCTTCTTGTCCAGGTCGAACCCGGCGACGCGGGATTGACCGCCCAGCGGGCGCTTGCCCACTTCGTCGCGGAAGAAGTGCCCGCGCGGGAATTCCAGATAAAAATCGCTGGCCTTCGCCACCGGAACAACCGGGAAAACTTTGTCTGCAACGAATTTGTCGTTGCTCTGGATATAGGCCACGCTGACATTCGTCAGCAATTGATCGACGTGGCCTTGATTCGGTGTAGGATTAGGCATGCTTTGTCACCTCTCTTGTTTTATTAGGCCGTAAGCCCAGCATGAATGATAACGACCGGAACGATCTGCCCGGCAGCCCCTGCATCTTGAAGCGCGATAGCCAAAACCTTGTCGCCTGTGATCGCGCCGGTGCCCGTATCGGCAGTTGCAGCGTTCGCCTCAACCAATTGACCGGTTGCGTTCGGCGTCAGCAGGTCGCCCGCCTGGAACGCGGCGCCAGCTACTGCCTTGGAAACATTGGCGACTTGAATCGTGGCTGTTTGCCCCAGTTTCGGGTCATCGACCAGAATGCCGACTGCAAACTCGCCAGCGCCAGCCAGAACCGCATTTCCATCCGCGTCGAGTTTCACTGCTTTGTACTGACTAGCCGACAGATCGGCTCCTGCAGGCGCAGTGATGAATGGACCGTATTGTTCGTATGCCATGGATTACACCCCCTTGCGGTAAGCTTCCACCAGTTCCGGATGCTTCTCGGCAACCTTGGTGATCGCTTGCTCTTTCGTCAATTTGGAATCAGACTTCATCATTTCCTCGGCGGCTTTCTCGATCTTCGCCCAAGTATCGCTTGCGCCGCCGCTTCCGCCGCCCTTGCCAACTTCCTCAAACAACTTGCCGGTTGCGATAGCCTCATCCGCAGCCTTCAAAACCTCTTCAAGCTTGGCGAATTGCTCCGGCGACTTCTCGGCGATTTCCTTCAGCACCAGGCCGAACTCCTCCGGCTGGATCGGCAGACCGCGATAGCCCGAAGCCTTGGCGATGAATTCCTTCTTCACGCGGGCTTCCTGCTCGCGCTTCGCCACATCCTCGGCTTCCTTCGCCCGCTTTTCCATTTCCTCGAAGCGTTTGCGCACTTCCGGGTTTACACCCTTCCACACATCCTCGGGATCGGGGTTATTCGCCTTCTTCAGTTTGGCTTCTGCTTCCTCCGCCCGTTTCTTGAGGTCTGCAACCTCCTTCTCCTGCTTGTTCAGGGCATCCAAAATAGCGGAGCGTTGATCCTCCGGAAAACCCTTCAAAATCTCTTCCATCGTCGGCATTGTGCCTCTCTCCCCTTTCTTTTCCACCTTGGCGGCGGTTAGAATTTCATCAATCGCGGACATCGCCTGTTCGAGGCGCTTCATGTTCGCATCGGAAATCACTTTCCCAGCCTTTGCAACCTCTTCGGCAAAACTGTCCATGTCGGACAGTGTGTCCTTCGTTTTCTGCATTGCGACCTCGTCCATTTTCTCTTCCAGATCAGGAAGCAAGTCCATCAGGCTCCCCATGTACTGGATCAAAGAACGCTGAATCAGTTCGCCCTTGTTCTGGGCTTCAGAATCCATGATCGAGCGAATGCTCGTTCGCAGTGCGTCTTGCAGCCTCCACCACTGCTCGTCCATCTTGGAGTCGCGGAGCGCATCGGCAAAGGATACCGGGTCGCTGTTTCGTTTGAAAAGTGCGGCAATCCTATCTCTCAGGCTCAAATTACCACCCCCTTTCCCGCCGCCCTTTGACATCCCTGTCATTTTCATACCCGATTTCACTTCTGCACCTTCAGGCGCTGGCTTCAACTCGGATTCAGCAAGCCACTTGTGAATCTTGCCATCGCCGAAGTCAATTCCATAGACTGGCTCATCTGCGATAAGTGCGATTTTCCCAACACTGCCCTTCATTCCAGGCATGTGATTGACTGTTGCCTCTACGAGGTCGCCTTTGTTGTACTTTGATTTGCCAGAGGCCTCGCGCTTGAACAAAACGACGCGTGCTCGCGGATTCGCAGGAGAATCGACAAGCGAGCCTTCATGAACCCGAATGTCTCGTAACTTTCCAGGCATCTACATCGTCACCTCCTCCCTGATGGCCTTCCCGCCAATGGAGAAGGCGTCGTACTCCCCGCTTTTGACTTTCGCCCATACTTCCGGTTCATCTATCTTGAACCCGACCCACCAGCCAATAGGGAGCGTTCCTGCAGGAATGCCCAAGGCTTGCTGTTTTTCGCGGGTAAAAACCATAGATTCGACCAGCCTGCCGATCCCGTCCCATCGTTCGTGCATTTCGCCAGCCTTGCGGGCGTAGAGGACGAAGTCGTAAGCCATGCGTTCAAGCTCGTCCGGCTCGATAATGTCGTCATGATGGTCAATGACCAGAGTGCCGTCCTCTTCCTCGGACACCGAGAGCCACCCGAACACAAGGTGCTGGTCGTCGTTGAGTTTGGCAATCTGCACATCCGCCTGCCAATCGTCTCCTTCAGGAGAGCTCCCTGTCTTGAAGAATGCGCCCAGCCCGAGAAGCGGAAAGGTGTGCGAAGTCGCTTCCCCGAACTTAACGTGAAGCCATGGGAACGTCACATTCACCGATTCACCATGGGCGAACACTGCGTCCATATCAGGATCGACGTAAGCCAGCGTAATGTGCGGCGTGTAGCCGTGCGCCTTGCTGGGCGGATACCCGACAGCCTCCAAGCACCGAACCAAGTCCTGACGGAAATCAGGAAGCTCGGGAGCATCAAACGACGAATAGATGACATCCTTCCCATCCGATGTGCCGGAAGCGAAGAAACGACCCAACCCGCCGACCATTCCAGTCATGGGATTGTATCGCCCAGCGAAGTCCGACAACGCATCCAGCACCTTCTGCTTGTTGTCGTCATCCATGCTGCCAGCGCCCGGCACGTAAGCCAGCGTCAGATGCATGTCCTCCGGCTTTTCCCCACCTTCAATGGCGAGTTGCTCGGCAATCGGTCGTGGGAGCCAGAAGCCGACCCAAAGGCCGTTGTGCCCCTTTCGTATATCCTCGAACATTCGCTCTCTCACCCCCTTGTCGTTATTCTTCCAGGTAGATCACCGTGCATCTGCAATTATGTGTTATGATGTTCTCAGCCAAATACCATCCTTGCTTAGTTTGGAGGTTATAGACATGAGTAGAGCCTTCCCACCGTCGCACCTCGACAACGTCCGCAAACTTTACGAGAGCGGAATGTCTGTCCAGGAGATTGCAAAGCAATTCAATACCGTCCCGTCCACCGTTTACGGATGGCTTCAGCGAGCCAGAGCCAACATCAGACCGATCGGTCAAACTAACCGAGTCGCGTTTCTGGCGCGGTACGCCCACATAGCCGATGACATCATCCAGCGATACCGCGCTGGAGATTCCGTCCTTAAGCTCTCCAAAGACTTCGAGATGACCAGAGGAACCGTAAGCCGAATCCTCTCGGCTCATGGCATCGAACCTCGAAACGCCAGTGAAGCGACCAAAATCCGATTGTCCAAGATGACCGCCAGTGAGAGAATCGAACTTACTTCTGCCGCACATGAAGCACGTCGAGGAAGCCGATCCAGCCAACGGCATAAAATCAACGCTGCCAAAACCCAGCAGAGGAAGCCTAAAAGGAACACCACTTCGCATGCTGAAGATTACGTCGCTCAAAAGCTTGCCGAGTCGGGATTTAAAGTTTCCCGCCAGCTTGCGATAGGACCATACAATGCCGACATCGCCGTCAATACCGTCGCCGTGGAAATCTTCTGCGGCAATTGGCACGCTTCTCCGAAGCATGCTACCATCCTCAAAGAACGAACCCGGTATTTGTTCAACAGCGGTTGGAACGTGCTGATAATCCGGTTCAAAAGCGCGAGCGAGACGTTGAGCGTCAGTGGATTTCACCAACTGGTCGCCTTCCTGAATTTCTCCGGCAGCGACCCAGCCGCGCCGCGTCAATACCGGATGATTGGGAGTGACGGAAAGCTCATCGCCATCCGCTGTGCGCAATGTGATGATTCGTCCTTCAAACCATCGTTTAACGCCTCCGACAAGGTTCGGTGCGATCACCTTAGTTCCGGGGAGTAAGCAATGTGGATGAAGCGGCGGTGTTGGCACATAAGGCAGCTTCTTGGTCGCGCCAAAAAAGCTCTCGTTCATCTCGATGATCTTCCCGTCCAGCGGACCGCAATACGAACAAACGCGCTCATCATCAGCGGTTAGGAATTGCTTCCGAACCCTACCGATCAGCCCCTGCTCTTGCGCCTGACGAACGGATTGGTCTGCTCCGTGGTTGTATGCGAACGCAAGTTCTGTCCTCGCAATCCGCATCGCACGATGCCGATGAATCCGGTTGGCATAATTAAGTGCCTGCCGCTGTGCATCTTCGACCGGAATACCATTCTCAATTTGTTCTTGGAAGAAGCGGCGCACCGCCTCCGCCTCTCGTGGTACCATGCCGATCATCGGACGCAGAAAACGGCTCAATTCATCCGCGCTCAACTGCTTGCCTGTAATCTCGCCAAGCAAGTACATGCGCCGCGAGACGAACCGTATAGCCTCGTGTTGGCTTTCCGTAAGATTTACAGCCAGTTCACTGGTGCGGTTCGTCATCCAGTCCGTAATCGCCCGAGCGGCAGGGTCAAACACAAAGCGGTCAATCTCGATGTGCGAGGCGGCCGCTTCCATGGCATCGCGCCATTTCGGAGCAATCTTCTCGTTGACCATGACCGCGTAATCGTTGCGCCATTCGTTCAACGTCTGCTGCGAGATATCCCCGCCCATCAAGACGTTGGTCAATTCGCCATATTTCAGCGATTCTCTCTGGGCGTTCCAGACTTCGAACAGAACACGCTGCAAGTCCGGCTCTTCCTGATTGAGGTACTCGTGCATTACTTTCAGCACTTCGGCATTATCCCGCAGCGCCTGCAGTCTCAGTGACTTGGTGACAACCGTCCCTTTCCGCACCAGCAGCATTATTCCTCGTCCTCCATGCGCTCGGGAAGGTGGGCGACTTGCCGCACATAACTCTCGAGCTCCGGATCCGGAACGATTACGCCGACGCCTGTCATGTCCTTGATGAATGCACCAAGCTCCTTCAGGTCGGGAGATTCGATATCCCCATGAACGAGCCTCGGCAAGTCCTCCTGCGGAAGCCCTGGATTCAGGGCAAACAGTCTCGGTATTGCGTATCGGTTGAACACAGCGGCAATGCTATCAAGCCATGCGCCGAGAGCCACACCGAATAAGTCCGTCTTGGAACTGGCAAGGGCGAAACTCCCGACCTTCTCATGCCCGAGCAGGATGAAATCCGCCAGAACCGTCATGGCAATGCGTCGGTCGTACCGCTCGATCACAGCCCCGACATCGATCTGGCGCCTGCCGCCCGTAGAGAGCAAACTGAATTCCCAACCGTTCGGCTTCACAACGCCCTCCATCTGGTCGCGGCGAACACCCTGCACCATTTCCTCAGCTTCCCGGCGCAGGCGAACCATATCCGGGTCACTGCCGTCCCAAATGTTCAGATTCTCCGGCGGCGTAAGAACTGGCAGACCGGCAAGATCGCGCTCAATGCCGATGCCCTCAATTTCCTCGATCCGGCGTTTGAAGTACCAGCAGTTCCCTGACCATGAGCACTTCCCGTTCCGTCTCGTATAAACGATGCCGTTATTCGTGGATGGACAATATACTTTCCCGGTGTACCGCTTGCGCCCCCATTTAGCACGCATGTTCGAGAAAGGCTTGCCGGCCGTTACAACCCAGACTCCTTCACCAAAACCAGTTCCATCTTGCCAACGAACAGCAGGTCGAAGTCCAGCAAGGAGAATAAGATGCATCAAGTCGTCAGCCATATTCTTGCTCGACGTGTATATGACTTGGGTTCCGCGATAACCATCCGCTGTGTCGCCAATGACCGTTCCGTCACCATCGGCATAGGCTCTCAGGAGCTCCTTGATTTGAGAGGACGACCACTCGAAAACATATAGCGGAACATGACGCGTCTGTTGCTTGCCGAATGGAGCAAGGTGGTCGTGGATATCCCTGCGAGTGAATGTCCATCTCACCTTTTTGCCGTCCTTTTGTTCAAAGCACGACCACGGAAGCTGCGAAACCAAACGGCGAATTTCGTCGGCAACTGGACCTTCGTTCTGCGTTATTCCGGTTTCATGGCGAACTCCATCAGACCACGTATGCCCCTCAGACAGCCAAAAACCCAAGAAAGGCGACCAGAGCGATACTGGAATATCGTAATCGCCGACCTTAACAGTCGACGCATCGGATGCCGCCCACTGTCCTGACGCGCTAAATGAAACGCTCTTCGGACAATCAGATGCTTCGATGAATTCGAAATTGGCTTTATGATCTCTGCGAACCCACATGCGGTGGTTTGGCGTCACGAGTTGATCGACAAATCTGCTGTATGCATGGATCAACTCGCCATCATAGTCGTACTCCCATACTGCTACTGGATTTTGATATTCAACGCATCCAGTTACGGGATGTAAGGTCGCTAACCGGTCTGCCGTTGTGATGTCGCCGACGAACTTCCAACCTCTTTCGGTAAGCAGTTCAGTATCCGACGAAAAACAACGGTAAGCATTCCGCAGGATACTCCTACCCTCTGGACTTCCTTTCTCAATCTTCGTTCGGAACAGCAGAGCCTTGTCCATGGGAATGGTGCGCGAAATGAAATCCGGCGGCGGTTGTTGTCGCATTGCCTGTATCCCGCCCGATTCATCAAACTCCCATTCCAAGAGCGTCTCCTGCGCCCGAATCGGGAGTTTGCGCCAGCCGATTCTGCCATCCCTGTACTTGCTGTTCTTCGTTGGGTCTTTGTTTTCGCCGAGTCTGCGCTTGTACACCGTCTCATGGAAGCTCCAGCCGTAAACGAGGAACGAAAGAATCTCGCTGATGGTGTCTCCCCACGTCTGGCTCATATCTTCCAAGCAGGATTCCAAGAACTCGGCAGCCTCCAAGTCCGCATTATTCTGCGAAACCGGATCCACTCGCCAACTGACCTGACGCATCAGCATCTCGATGGCAAACATGATCGCCCCGACAACCGGGTCGTTCTCTCTCATTTCTCGATAAACCCGAATAGCGTTCATGCCGCTCAATTCGGGTAGGAATTCTTCATGGATACGCCCGCCCCAGCGTTTCAGGCCGGTGCGTCCAACTTCTGAAAATGTTTGATAGTTTGGCAACAAGCTCACCTCCGATGTTGCCTTCTCACTATATAGGTGGCAAACGTAAGGGCAGGATCGCGAACGGCGCCCGAATCAAGGGAAAACACTGCGCAATTTCGCCTCTTCCCACGGTTTGATAATGCGGTAATACCCATTGAGTGCCGCGTTATTCTGCCTGTGAATTCCCTCGCAGAATAGTCCGGCGGCGTGAAGCATGACCGCAATGTCCAACTCGTTCGAAGCAACGATGTAAAGGCGCTCCTTCCCGTCCTTTCCGTTCGTTCTGACGATTGTCGGTAGTTCTGGAATCCAACCCATCACGAACGTCTCCAATACGACGTCGTTCCAACCCCACTCGGAGCCACGCGAGAAGGCGGTTTATTCAGGAATAATTCATTCAGTCCACCAGATACCGTATCGACGATATCATCATGCGGAGCTTCATCAGGGAACCCCAGCAGTTCCTCCTCGGCCTTGCTGATCCACGTCGAGCTTGCCGGATGATAGACGCGGTGATTCTCGTAATGAACCGCAGCACTTCCCGCGCGGGCAACCTTGGACTTGTCCGGCTTATCCTCTGCAATCGGGATGCCGGAATGGTTCTTCATTGTCTGAAACAGGGCCAGTCCTGCCGACTTTGCCTCCAACACGACACGCTCCGGCTTGTGCTTCAGGTAATTCTGCTCCAATACGGCTGGCTGTTTCGGCACTTCGTACTTGTCGTGGTGCAGATCGAGCCATAACGCATCGCCATCCCGCGTCAGCCCCCACGTGGAAAGAGCAAAGAAGTCGGAACGCGACTCTTCCGTTGCAGCAGGGTCGCAATACTGGATGATTCGAATGATGTCTCGCTTCAGGACTTTCTTCGGCGGCTTATCATCCCCCGGATGCAGGATGTAATGGTCGCCCATGTCCTCGTAGTAACGAAAGTCCTTGCTCTTGAATATCTTCCCTTCTGGCGGCGTACCCTTGCCCTGGTACATGCTGTGCCATCCGTTCGAACCGACGTCCCTCTTGCGCTGTTCAAGCGCCTCCTCCGGCCAGCGTTCCGGCCAGAGCGCCCGCGACTTATCGTGTAGCTTCACGCGAGAACAGAACATCTCGCTACTGTAACCCCAATTCTCTGGCGGAGCTCCTATCTCTTCCGGTTCAAAGCCTAGCGCTGCGAGGCGCTCAACGAACCCCTCCAGCTTCTGCCGATCCCAGGAAAGGACGAGCGCGAAAGCCGCCTCTTCTTCCCATTCGCCCTCCTTATATTCGCTCAAGGCTGGCGTATGAATGGTTACCCAGCCGCCATCGCGGTCTTTGATCAGGTCGGCGGCGATATCGTCATGGTGCCAGCGTGTCGTGACCATGACCGCCCGTCCCGTTTTGCTCAACCGGCTCATGACCTGACGGCGGAATCGACGCTTGGTGCGCTCCCGGTATGTCGGCGAACTTGCTGTATCCTCGGAGTGAGGGTCGTCCACCAGCACAACGTGTGCGCGGCGACCGATGATCGGACCGTCAAACCCTGCGGCCGCAAACGTGGCATCCTTATCCCCTCGATCATCGCGCCAGAGAAACCATTCACCCTCGCCCCAGCCTTTGACCCGGTCGGGCTTCGTATCAGGGAATATCTCCCGGTAGATTTCATTTCCCTCGACGGTGTCACGAACCGCGACGCTGTTCAGTTTCGAGAGTGTGGCCGTAACGGTGACGTGAAGCAAATGCATGTTCGGATTCCGTCCGATTTGCCATGCCGACCATATCTGGGAACACCATACGGTCTTTGCATGCTCCGGCGGAGCCACAATGAGCAGTCGATTCAGCGATTCGTCCGACAGAGCGGCAATCCAGAGTTCATGATGCCGAGCCGGGCGGACAGGTTTCCCCGTGTCGTCGCGCCAAACCATTTCTCCGAACCAGCCAAGGTCTTGTCTGGCATCTTCGAGCGCCGCCTGCCAAATCACCTCTGGCGGCAGGCTTTGAATGTTACGGCTGACGGAGCGCGGAACGGATGACATCGCGCATCTGCTCCTTTTCGTCAGGATTTTTCAGAACCTCCTCAATGCGGACGAATATCTCCTGACGGTTGGTATTGGTCACATTCACGTCCTGCTTCACCTCGGCATGTACCTTGTCCTTGCGTCCCCAGCGGTCGGGATACTTGCGCTCAAGCCTCCATGCCGCTGCCTGCCAGTTCTCCTTTGCCGCATTGGCGATGATCAGAACGTCCCGAACCTCGGCATCCGCCATAGCCTTTTCTATTGCGTCCGAAAACGCAACGAATGGAGCCTCTGTCGCCTTTGGCTTACGGTTCGTCCCAGCAATGCGGTCTTTCTCTCGAGCTCCCCGTTTCATCCAATCGTAGAGGGTGTTCTTCGAAATTCCGGCATAAGCTGCGGCAGTTTCGATGTAATTCCCCATTTTGATGGCTTCAACGATCTTCTGCTGGACTTCCGGGGTCAACTTAATCGGTCTGGCCATTAAGCAGCACTCCTTTCTGTCCCGTCAATTTCTCCCAACGCTTCACAATGACGTCGCAGTAAACAGGATCCAATTCCATCAGATAGGCAGAGCGCCCCGTCTGTTCGGCAGCAACTAATGTCGAGCCGCCCCCCCCAAATAGGTCAAGAACAATATCTCCGGGTCGGCTGGAATTCTGCATCGCGCGAGCCGGGATACCGACAGGCTTCATCGTGGGATGATCCGGGTTCTTGGCCGGCTTCTCGAAGCACCAAATGGACGTGTGTTCGTCATTCCCGGCATACACCACCTCGTACTTGGGTACCCGAAGCACCACGCTTTGTACGCCCACCGTGACGGTGAGAAGGGCGCTGCCATCCGCTTCCGGTTTAATGGTGAGGACGTTGTCACTCTCGATAACGGTGGTTTGCTTCCGTCCGCCGAACCACCGATGCTTCGCCCCCGGCTTCCAGCCGTACAGAATCGGCTCATGCCTCCATTGATAGTCCTGCCTTCCGAGGACAAGTGAATCCTTCACCCAGATGATGCATTGTTTCATGAGCCAGCCGGCCTCCACCATCGCCGTGCGGAAGTTGATGCCTTCGCTATCCGCGTGGCAGATGTAAATCGCTCCTCCGGGCTTCGTCACAGCAAACATGCTGGCGAACGAATCGATCAGGAATTGCTTAAACTCGTCATCTGCCATGTCGTCATTCTGAATCTTCATGCCCGTGCCGCCTTCATAATTCACGTTGTACGGTGGATCGGTAAACACCATATCAGCTTCCGCGCCATCCATGAGCTTCTCCACGTCCGTGATAAAGGTCGCGTCTCCGCACATCAAGCGGTGCCGCCCCAGCACCCACACATCACCGGGCTTTGTAATCGGCTCTTTAATCTCGCTCGCTTCGGCTTCCGGGTCAAAATCGTCCTCGTCCGTTTCCTCTTCCACATGAAACTGCGTCATGAGATCGGCAATTTCATCCTCGGTGAAGCCGGTCAGTTCTATGTCGAGGTTCCCGGTATCCAATTCCTCCAGCAAATCTTTCAGCTTCGGAAGGTCCCAATTCCCCGATATCTTGTTCAGCGCGATATTGAGCGCCTTTTCCCGTTCGTCGTCCAGGTCAACCACAGAACATAAGATTTCCTGCTCTCCCTTCCCCAGCAGAATCTTGAAACGCTGATGCCCGCCGACGAGGTTCCCCGTCCGCTCGTTCCAGACGCACGGTTCCACGTACCCAAACTCATCGATGGATCGCTTCAATTTTTCGTATTCGGGATCGCCGGGCTTCAGGTCAAGCCGAGGATTGTATGCTGCCGGATTGATCTGGCTGATAGGGATTTTCCGTATTTCCATCGGTTCGCACTTCCTCTCTTCGCGTAATCCTCTTTACTTACAGGTGGCAAACATAAGGGCGGGCGCTCAATTGGGGTTCAGTTTCCGCCTTGCCCGCTTAATTGCATCCTGGACGGTTCCCTTCTTGATGTGGAGGCAGTCGGCGATCCGTTCATAGGACATGCCGCCGCCGTGAGCCATCAGGAAAATTTCCTTCTCTCTTTCCGTCAGAGCTTCTAGAGCGGAGTCGATTCTTTCCCAATCCTGCTCTGCCCCCATATGGGAACATTCGTTTGCTATCCGCCCCAAGGTTTCTTCGATGACTTGCGGGTCCGTCGGTATTTCTCTTTGTTGCCCCGCGCGGCGCTCGATGCCCCTCCGCCGCCCCGGCATGCACCCTGTCTCCATCCACTCGATAGCAAACCGGAGGTCGCTAATCATCCCGCCAATGAGGGCTCTGTCGTTCGGATACTCCGCGCGGCGAAGCATACGGTAGGTCAGTCGCAATGATTTCTTATATTCCTCGATCAAGTCCCTCACTTGGCATCAGCACCCCCTCGTTATTTCTTGTCAGCCTTCCAGCCGGATCGTTTCACGCAGCGCAGGAATGGACAGAACACAATCCCATCCCGATACACCGCCCATACACACTTGTCGCAGTAGCCATCTGGCACTTTCATTGAACCGCCTCCTCGGAAACAAAAAGAGGACGCTGAACACAAAGCTGCCGCTAAGCAACCTCGTTCAACGTCCTCCCGCTTTCGGTATCAGACGAATATTTATAAGTCCTTCACTTGGTCAAGCACTTCCCGCAGCACCTCTTCCGGCGATTTGCCGATTTCCTCGAGCCACAACGGTATGAGCGGCTTCCTCGTATGCCCGTACAGGGCGCACTTGGTGCAGAGCGCCACCATCCTCCCCTTGTAGATCACCTCAGCCTGTCGGATCAAGTCCGGGTACGCCGCGCACGATTCCCCGCAGCGCGGGCATTTAATAATCCGCGAAACCCGATGGTCGTGCGACGCCCCTTTGATATTGCTGGCGAGTGGCATCATGGCGACCATGACCTCGCCCGGATTGTCGTTCACTTCTGCCTGTTTGATTGTTGCCATTTCAGTCATCCTTTCTCGAAGTGGAATAATTGGCTATTCGGATTATCGTATTGAACGCCGAATAACCATACAATTTTCTCCCGTTCTAAATTGCAGTCCCTGTTATTTACCGGAAACGAAAACCATCCTTCGGAAGTCTAGCCTATTCGTTCATTTGTTTTTCGTATTCAAGGATGCGTTCGTACGTCAGCCATTCCGGTTTTTGCCTTTCAGGGAACGAATTGTGAAGCTCCTTCATCTTCTCAATATGCTCCTTTACGCTCCCGCCGGACAGACGAGATTTATTTCGGTTCCCATACCCAAGGTAATAGTCACAATCGCTACGTAGCCTGTCCAGCATCATGTAGTTAAACCTATACGGGTTCTCTTCGTGCTTCGTCTTGAAGGTTACAACCAAGTCGCTCTTGATAGGTGAACAAGGTTCGCCGTCGAAGTCGTTCCCGCAACTATACAACTTAGGGTTATCGCTTCCCAGCGTTACGTCCTTCCACAGCACCCCAGTTTCGATACACTTATAAACGGGTCTGTCCCAGTCGTCAACTCCGACATATTCCATGGTTCTTACATTTTCATTGCTTTCCATATCTACCAGCTCCATTCGTTTGTTTTAGGGGTAGGCTCCCCAATGGGATACAAGTCAATTAGAACTCCCGTTCAACTCAATAATCCGAATACCCGAATAATTTTCGTTCAATTTGACGTCTACCATATATCGTCAAGCCTAACTTCCATCTTCGGCCTTCCGTCAGGCATCGTATCCGGTCGTTCTGTCGGCGGGTTCAAATACCCGGTATGGAACACCTTCACGATGTCCACGACCTCGTAACGATCCAACACGTACTCAATCGCACCGGCGGCATCGACTACGCCCTCCACATAGACAATGCGCACGCCGCCTTCCGGCGGTTCAAACGCAACGTCGTAAATGCGGAGAGGTTTCCCCCAATACAATCTCCGTCGTTCCCTCCCCCTCTCCCGTGCGGCGCCGATACGCCTGCGCCACGATCGGACCCATTCTTCATGTTTGGATCGGCGGGATATCTTGATCTTCGGAGGCGGCTGGTGTTTTACAGTCACCCTGTTGGTTTTCGTCGCCTTGCTGTTTTGCTTCCAGTCCTCTAACCTCACCAGTTTACTGTCCACTTGTCCGCCTCCTTTCTTCTGCTTTCCTGAGTTTTTCCATGACCTTGTCCAAATGCTTCCCGACCTCAATCTGCGAGATTTCCCGATCTTCCTCGCTCTCTGCCGATTCGCCCATGATGCCAACGAACTGCGCCGTCTTAAACCCGAGCGCCTCCATCATCTGCTCGTCGCTACCTTCGCCGCAAACGAGGTAATAGCTGATGACGGAATCTTTCTGACCCATCCGATGTGTCCGATCCTCGCACTGTGAATGGATTCCGGGCGACCAGTCGAGCTCCCCGAATACGTTAATGTTTGCCCGCTCTTGCAATCCGTCGAGGCCGGCCGCAGCCCGCAGGGAAATGATGAGTAGGTTAGTCTCGCCTTCGATGAAGCGCCTCTTTGCCGCTTCCTTTTCCGCAGGCGTTTCTCTTCCTGTGATGAACGCCGGGCGGTAGCCACGAAGCCGTTCTTCCCATTGGGCATAAACCTCATGATGATAGCCGTACAATATCACCGGCTCGCCCGCATCCAGCAGCATCTTCACGAATTCTGCAACATACGGCGCCTTCGCCACCCCGGTCGCCTGCCGAACGCGCTGACCGATTTCTCGCTTGATGCGCCCCTTCTCGAAATGATTCTCAGCCTGGTCATGCTTCCCGATGAGCCGAATCACCGTCCGCATTTCCTTTAAGAACACATGCTCATCCGAGTCGATCTGCTGGACAATTCGCCGCTTCGGCGGAAGCTCGGTCAACACGTCATCCTTTGACCGCCTGAGCATGAGTCCTTCTCGGCGCAAGTGATCCCCGAGCATTTCCGGATCCGCCACCACATCACTGCCGTATCCGTCGCACCATTCCCGCGTGAACGATTCCCAATCGCCCAGGCACTGGAAGTCGAGAATGTTCATCACGTTCCACATTTCGCCGCCTTTGCCGTAGATCGGAGTTCCAGACAGCCCGATCACCTTCTCTGTGCTCTGCGCCAGCAGGGAAGCCGCGCTGTACTTCTCCGTTCCCGAGTGCCGCAGTTCCTGAATCTCGTCGAACACGACGAATTCAAACCCGAACGAAGGAAGGTATTGCTTCCAGCCGCGCAACAATCCGTAGTGGATGATATAAAACTGCGCTGGCGGTAGGCTGTATGGCTTCAAGCCCCGAATAATATGCACGTTCATCTCTGGCAATAAGGAATCGGCTACAGGCTGTGGTTGCATGAACTTGATGATCTGCTGTTTCCACTGCGTCTGGACACTGGTCGGTGCCACGATCAAGCCGGGAAACCTCTCCAGCGAAGCAATCCAGCCGAGCGCCTGAACCGTTTTCCCAAGACCCATATCGTCAGCGAGCAGGGTCGGTGCGTTATGAAGCAGAAACGCCACGCCCTCCTTCTGGAATTCTGCCAGCTTTCCGTTAAAGTACAGGCTCGACGGTTCCAGTTTCTGCGGCGATTTCAATAGTTGCTGGCGCTTCACCGCATGATCCACCGCCTGCTGATAATCGCGCTCCCATTTGTCCGGGTTTTCGATCTTAAGCGGGTACCGCATCATGAGCCAGTTCAATTCACCATTCGTGCGCTTGTTCGACTTGAACCGGGCAATGCCTTTCCCGCGCCCTTCCGCGCCGGGGAATAGACGCTTTGCCATTTGGCAGACGATCGGCTCCCCTTCGATAATCCATGAATCCGTCCGCTCATCATACCGGAGCGTTCCGTAGGTGTAGTCGGCTGGCGCCGGGCGGTTGAGATAGGATGGTATGTCCGCCGTTTGCAACATTCGATCACCTCCTTACTTGCTGGCAATGCCCCAGAGCTTCCGCAGGCCAATCGACCGGCAGGGCTTGCCGTTGAATTCTTCCGGCACGTCTTGGTACCGCTCAATAACCAGGATAATTCCGTTTATTTCCTCGAATGCCGTGTAACGTTGCAGTTGCCGCTTTACTTCTTCGGAGTAAGGCTTTCCCTTCTTCACTTCAATGCCGATCCCGCCAGCGGCGAGGAAGTCTATGCGATTGCGCGGCGCGAGTTTGTACTCGTGGTGATAAGGAATGCCGTGTGCGTCCAGCGCCCGCTTGATCTCGTTATGGATGTCCACTTCATACTTGATGGATTGAACCCGGATGGTTCGTACAGCCTCCAATACCTTGTTCAGTTGAGGAAGGGCGCTATTCATACGCCTCAACCTTTTCCTCAACCTTCACACCCTCGAACTGCTTCTTGATATTGGCGTGGTAGAATTTGCCGACGCTCCCGCCGTTCTTCCGCTCGAGCTCCATCATCGCCTGGTACATTACGCGGGGAACTTCCTTATAGGCATAGGTTCCGCCGGAATGGAACTGGATGCGCAATTCCTGCGTTTCCTCGTCGTATCCGACAGCAGCGATATTGCTGGATTGGACTTTCTCCATGATCATGGTGCGATTCGCCTCCTAAAACAGTTCTTTTTCCTTCATCTCGAAATTGTGAATTTTTCCATTCGCAATCTTTATGAGCAGTTCCCCATGGTTCGGAACGATTACCTCCTTGGCCTTCCCACCGCTGATGAGAATGACAACAGGCCCTTTTGTGACGACCTCTGCCGAGACAGTATTGTCTGGTGCAACCTTAAGCTCTCTTGTTTTCATGGCTCACTCTCCCGTATAATCAGAGTGAGAATGTTTGTCTCTTTCCCCGTTGCCCTGCCCGGCGCGGGGAATTTATTTTTCAGCGATTGGAACAATCCTGCACTTGTCACGTGCGAACTCTGCAACGTACATCATAGCGGCATATGCGAGTTGCATATCAGTCATAAAGTCTTCCGCGTCTTTTTCGCCTTGTGGGCTGTTTTTCAGTATCCAGTTTGCGATGGCAGGTGCCACAGCACGAACGTTTTCAGCGGCATTTTCCCATGTTTCCTTAGGAAGTTCGTAAGATTTCAATAGGTTCACCCCTCGTCTTATAGGTCAAATTTAAATTCCAATTGACCGTCGTCTAATATTTCATACGGCTCCACATTTCGACCATTCTCTATGAGCGGAAGAAATATCAATCCCGGTTGATCCACTGGCGAATATGATATAATCGCGCCAGTTTCCGACATCCGCAGGACGTTGACCAATCGCTTACGCTTCACATCCCATGCTTGCGGCATGACGCTTCTCCTGTCCTGCGAGGGTAGGATTTAATTCGTATCAAAATCAACGATTTCAACCCCCCCCCGAAAATTCAGCCAATGCGAACAAATCCATCTGCCCATTATCGAAATTCATCAGCAGCAGTTCTTCCGCCCTGCAGTTTTCTCCATGACCGCCAACGACTTGTTTATAAGCGTCGAAGTATTCCCGGTTCCAGTTCGGATACAACTCATCCAGCAATGGATCATCGTAATATGAAATTATGGCTTTTCCCCGGATACCGTTCAGCAGTTCAGCAAGGTCTCGGTGATCTTGCTCGCTGAAGTCGCCAGCATAATACTGTTCGCGCCCTATGTAGGGCGGGTCGATATAAAACAGTGCATCCTCGTCATCGTACTTGGTGATGATGTTGCGGAAATCGTCATGCTCGATCATTACGCCTTTCATCCGTTCCGCAAAATCCTTAATCAGCCGACATGCGCTGATGTAGCCGTTGGCTGGATTCTGATTCGACTTCGTGCTGTGCCGCCAACCTGTATCCGCTACATCCTTGGCGTTCCCTTTGGAAATTCCCGAGCGGTTCATGTAGAACCAGCGAACCGCCCGTTCGAAATCATCCTCCGGCAAGGGCTCTTTCTTCCACCGCTCATAAAGCTGGCGGCTGTAAGGAATTGCTTCGCAAGATTCCCGTAACTTCTCTGGCTGAGATGAGGCCACAAGCAGGAAGTTGACTACGTTCCCGTCGATGTCGTTGTATACCTCATGCCCGATCCGCCCCTTTTGAGCAATGACGTGAGCCGCGCCTCCGAATGGCTCAATATATTTTTTGTGTGAGGGCATCCGACTGATGATGAATTCCGCATATTTCGACTTCCCGCCAAACCAGATGAGAGGGCTCCTGACTTTTGTTATTGACATGGCTTCCCTCCTCCTAAGCAGTAGTGCGTGTTGTCACACGCCACACATGCCCTCGCATTCATTCAGAAATCCATCGTCGAATAAATCCAGTTGATTCTCGTTAAGATCTACCTGGTCAAGCGGAAGGCAAGAACGGTGCAGAAACACTTGACCACGAAATCTCTTCAGCTTCCGTATTTCATAATCGATAAAAACTGCTTCTTTCCACGATTCAGGATCGTCACGCTTCATTTCCAGCCACAGGCGATCATCATGGAACGGACAACCGATGCAGGATGATTTCGGCGGTATGGGATATCCATGCCGCTGGAGCCAAGAGTAACACCCCCCCCTGCTCATTCCGAGTTCGACCAACGGCCAGCGATGTGTGATCCATGGTACCCTGGATGGTTTGATGCGCTGAATTTCATCCGCCGATATTCCGATCCATTCCGTCACCTGTTCTTTAACCCGCTGTCGAGGACGATATCCGAGTTGATGCCGAATTTCGCGAACAATCTGCTCGATCTTGTATTCTTTAGTGCATTGTCGCTTCATGATTGAAACCGTGCCGTCTTTGTTCTTAACAAAGAATGGGATGTTGGCGAATCTGATAGTATCCGCGAATTTGACATCTGTCTCAATTGCCGCCAGCAAGTCGTCGCGTATGTTGCTTTTCTGTGTCTCGATAATCGGTATGCCGAATTCATCTGCTTTTGTGCGGAGCCAGTTCAGGTGCCGATATACCTTCTTTGGCTCCCAGCCTGTATCAGCAAAAACGGCGAATGCGGGCTTCGGTCCAATTTCGCCATGACCCGCCATGAGGAAAAGCGTTGTAGACTGAACACCAGCCCCTAAGCTAATAACTTCCACTCGCAGCCCCTCCTTCCGCCAATTCGTTATCCTCGTTATCATCCAACAGTTCAAGGCGGTAACTTTCCGGATCCGAATTCCTGATGATCGTAATAATTTCCCACCCGCCCTGCAGGCTGGGCGATACCACCGCGCGGACATCCTCTGTGACATTGATGACCGATGCTCCATTCCGCACATCCATGCCCGACTTAATCGCCGATCGGATCGCGCTTCTTAATGCAGCCTGAATCTTGGTGACTTTCTCGTTTCCGACCCTCTCTCGCCAGCGTTTGATCGCGTGTGATGAGATGATGATCGGGGCTCTGTACTTTGTCGGCACATTCCGCCACCTCTCCCCCTGCAGAAGAATCTGCTCCCATTTGCTTATCTGCCTGTTTCGCAATGACCATCAGTGCGCAGAGGAAGTATCCGAACATAGTGCCAAAACTTAAGCACACCGTAGCCAACGCCGCGATTTCCCAGGCTGAAACCTCCATTCACATCACCTCCGCCAAATAGTCCAGTACGACACCCCGACCTTGCCTAGCTTTGGCGAACTGAGCCATTTCCTCGAAAGGGATGCTTTTCCGGCCGCCTTCCCGAGCCTTCACCCAATAATCCTGCATGGACGAGTACGGCACGACGTAAATCTCCCGATGTTTAGCGAACTCGATCAGGAAGAATGATATCCCTCCGTGATCCTGCCACGCCTTCAGGAAGTCCATCTGGTGCTGTTCGATGTTCCCTAGCGGGAACCGAGTGCGTTCCATCGTGCTCTTGGCATCGAAAGCCAGCGCCCGAGAACCCGAAACACCTACAAAATCGACGGTGCTCTTCTCTTCCGGATAAGCGCTGACAATCTCTTTCCCTCGGCGAACCACCTTAAACGGTGTGGCGACCTTCTGGATGACTGCCCAGCCTTTGGCGGCATATTGACTGTTCGCATACTCGATCATCTGCTCCAAAGCCATGCCCCGATTGGCGTAACTCACTCTCATAAAATCGCCTCCTGCATTATTTCTGCCGCCGCCCTTTAGTTCGTTTGAACCACCAGTCGACATACTCATTGCCGCGTTTCAGGGCTTCGCTAAACGATAAACCGCTCGCCAGCGTTTTCTCCTTGACTGGCTTTGTTTTCCCTTCCGTCCACCAGCCCCACCACAGACACCAGCCGTTCTCTTCCTTCAGGAGAAAGAACTCCCGTCCCAGATCCAGCGTAATGCTGTACGCTTCGCCTTCCCTTAAGGTCATCCAGCCCGCCTTCCTTGTCTCACTCTGCGCTTCCATTACCCTAACTCCCGAGCGATGGCGTAGATGACGTTGACGGTGACTGTGTTCCCGGCTTGCTTATAAAGCTGGCTGTCTGACATACGCTCAACCCTTTTCTCATGCGATATCCCCCTTTTCTCGTGACGGTTCGGCTGATTTTTAATGAGCAAATCCGCTTCCTCGGCTGTGTAATACTTCGCCCGGTCAAATGCCCAATCGGGGAACCCCTGCAGGCGCCATGTCTCTCTTGGCGTTAACTTTCTGATTCGGCAACGCGGTACTTCGTGTACAACGGGTCTCCATATTTCTTGAATCTGATGTAATGCTTGTTGCACAGCCCGAGTCCCTTCTGAGGCTTTCCGCATAATTTGCAGAGCATCTTCGGCCTGTGCTCCTTTAAGTGACAACTCCTGCATAATGCGATCAAATTCTCCGGCGAGTTGTTCTGCCAATTCTCGTCCCTGTGATGAACATCCACATTCTTTGTCGATCCGCATTTCTCGCATTTCTCCGGTTGTTTTTTTCTCCTCGCCCGATGATGCGAAACATACCAACTTGGAGAGTTCGTCGTTTCCTTCCCGGTTGAATCTTTCGCCGCACATATCTGATCGCAATATTTCCGCCTTTTGAAGTGCGTCAATGATTCTAAATCCCCATTCGCAAAACGCCTTCTCTCCAATCTCTTGCCACAATGAGAGCAATATTTCTCTGGTTCTTTCTTTCTTGGCATCGGCATCCTTCGTCGCCCCCATTTTCTCTAAGAGGAAATTCTTACTCGATCCGCCTCCGGCTCCTTTCAAGCAATGCGACAGCCCGTCCTTCCTCGTTTCAAAGCCCCTGCTGTGGATCAGGCCACTTTCCACTTCCAATGCAACGCCATGCAAGTCCTGTGCGGTCAGCGTAAACATCGGCTCGCCCGGCTCTTTCATCCTCCGGCCGTTCTGCCGTTTATCCACCCGGTCGGGAGTAAGAACGGCTCGCGGTTCCTCAACGACCATCGGTACTTTATCGAGCCGGGCAGCCTGCAATGTCCCGGTCTTATCGTGATGGATGGAGGTCGTCGCTCCATGCGTCTTATGGATACACATCACGCCTGTCCGCTGTTGGTGGTTATCCAAGCCCTTGTGGTAATTCGCGTCGATGCAGTTCACGCTATCGCGGACGCGGAGCTCGTCTCCCTGCTTGGTGACCAGCACCTTCGTTACTGCGTTCCCATGCTGTGCCAGTTGCGTCGGCGCGATTCCTTCCGGATCGTAAACCTTGCCAGTTCCTCCCGAATCATCCGGCAGATGACCGACCAGGTATAATCCTGTCTTTGCACCGCCTCCGCCGCCTTCCGCCTTAAGTGTCCGTGCAAGCCCAGAAGCGTCATAGACCCGATCCGCGTCAGCCAGCCCGCTCGTCAATTCTTTAAGCTCGCCAGCAGCTTCTCCGTCTTCTCTTGCGAGAGGAAATACTTTTCGGGTACCTCCGCCTCTAAGATGTCCGATAATGAACAGGCGTTCCCGGTTTTGCGGTACCCCGAAGTCCTTAGAGTTAAGACAATCCCATTCCGCGTCATACCCGATTTCATCCAAGGTTCTGAGGATGGTCTCGAAGGTATCCCCCCCCCGGTGGTTGAGCAGTCCGGGGACGTTCTCAAGGAATAAAAGGCGTGGTCGGAGAATAGATGCGAAGCGGACAATCTCAAAGAACAGAGTTCCGCGTGTATCGTCGAAGCCCGCCCGCTTTCCAGCAACCGAGAAAGCCTGGCACGGAAATCCTCCACAGATAACATCGATAGCTCCGATTCCTCGAATAGCGTCATCTGATACGGTTCGAATGTCATGCGCTGTCCACTCCCCTCTTGTATCATGAATGGCTTCGTAGGATGTTCTGGCGAACTTGTCGATTTCAACGTACCCGGCGCACGTATGCCCCGCCATTTCCATCCCCATCCGAAACCCGCCGATCCCGGCAAATAAGTCCAGGAAAATCATGCGTACTTCCTCGGTTCCGCTTGTTCAGGAGCCACGACCGTCATGCTTTGACCGGGATGATAGTCGTCGCTTTCCGGATTTACCGCCCGTTGGTTGCATTCAGGGCAAGGGCTGAACATCACACCAAAGCCCAAACTTTTCAAGACCACTTGTGAACCATTGCATGTTTGACACATTCCGCTACACCTCCCCCGCGTTTAGTCTGCGGCGATTCTTCCCGCCGACCCTGACTGTTTTCACGAACGGTTCAATCCGATCCATCAGCCGCGCGGCTTTAACCGGATTCGGAAACTGCTCGTCCTTCGTTTTTTCCAAGTGCTGCCGAAGCTCTGCTGTTGTCAGGTTCGATGTGAACAGGGTCGGGAGTCGCTCCATGCGCCTCTGCAGAACCGGACCCAGCACCTCGTCCCGCGTCCAAACCGTCAACGGTTCCGCCCCGATATCGTCCAGAATGAGAACCGATACTTCACGAAGGGCGTCCAGCTTACTCTCGACCTCGCCTGTCTTGATCGCGTTCTTGATCTCGCCCAGGAAATCAGGAACGTACACCATCAGCACGTCGACGTTCCGCGTCGCCAGTTCATGGGCCGCAGCGCCAACAATGGCGCTTTTGCCAACCCCGAGCGCACCGTGCAAATAAAGCCCTCGCTTTGTTTCCCCGCGTTTGAACCCAAGGCAGAAACGCATGGTTTCGGCGATGGCCTCCTTCCGATCCGCATCCCTGTCCAGCTTGTCGAAGGTCATCTGCAGGATGTGGTCGGGAACATAATGGCTCTTGATGAGATTTTGAATCTTGCGCTGCTTCTCGTGCGCCGTTTGCAATTGGCAGGGCGTGTATGTAAAACTCACGCGACCGTTGTCCGCTTGTGGGATCAAATAGTGCCCAACCAACTGCTGCGGGCAATTCTCCAGCCCTGGACAATTTGAGCAGGCGTCGACACTGCGAGAGAAGTGGAATAGCTGGTTCTGGTCGATTTTATGATCAGGGTACTGCTCGCGGAGTCTTACAACCGCTGGATGCCGGTCGATTTCGCCTTGCAACTGCGACAACCGCGCCATGAAATTATCCGGCATGAGTTTATTAATCTCGTTCGCTATGCTGTTCATGACCGTTCACCTCCAGTTCTCATTTGAGCCAGCAGGCTATCAAGTTCCGCGTCTGTTTCTCCCGTGTCTCGAAGTCTATCTTCACCTCTGAAAGCCTCAGGCAAGGGAACGGTATTCCTCGGCTTTTGCTTCCACGATGAGCGAGCCGCCGCTAGATTCCCCGCCCCCTTCTCCCATGGCTCGTCAATTCCGTCAGCTTTCCATGATTTCAAGATTCCGCCCACGTATGACAGCTTCCGTTTTCCTTGCACAACAGCAGCTTTCATGGCTTCGCACACCCAGCGCTCGCCGTAATCGTCGATCAAACAGTTCAGATTGTCGGCAATGAACGAACTGATCGTTCCAAAGCCCTCGGTTTCAAAAATCCGAAACGGGTTCATACTACTACCAGATTCATCTTGTTTATTTTCGTTTAGTTTAAATAATGCTGAACCCTTTACCTCAGGGTTTACCTCACGCTTTACCCCTCGGTTTACCTCATGCTTTACCTCAAAATTTGAGGTAATCGGTATTATTCGATATTTTCCGGCTTGCTTTTTACCCTGATTTCTATACTCAATGCGCCCTTTCTGAATGAGCATGTTCCGATGTTTGATAAGCGAGTTCTCTGAGATGCCTACCTTCGCCTGAAGCAGGGGATTGGCCACTGCAAACCACTCCGGCCATCCGCTCTTATTTGCGATCGCCATAAGGTGAAACCACAAAGTCTGTGTGGATGCTTCCAGCGGGTTTGTTTCGAGCCAATCAATGAAGGCGTTCATTTCTTTCAAGTAATTCACAGGGCATCATCACCCTTCACCATCAATAGGACGGTAGCCAAATCCTCGTTTTACATCATTCGGTAGGAGCAACTCCTCAATATCCCGGTAAATCTTCCAAGGGTCGTCTACTATTTCTGACCCCGTATAGCGGAGGACGGTGTACCCGAGCTTAGTGAGCGCCCTGTCTCGCTCCTTATCCTTTTGAGCCTGCTCCTTCGTTTTTTCATGCCATTCATGTCCGTCGCACTCAATAACAAGATTTTTAATAAGTCCTGACGCGTGGAGAGGTTCGTATCGGATCAAAAAATCAACCCGATAGCGCTCAATCCTCTCCTGCGGCATGATTGAAATATTGTGCATTCCGAACACCTTCACGAGTTCCTGGAGAATTAGCCACGTTATCTGTTCGATTGGTGTCCACTTTGAAGATATTTCCTCGTTACGTTCCGCCATTCGATCATTTAATGCGCGTATTTCCCTCTTCCAGTAAGATAAGTCCTTCGGCATGCTGCACCTCCTTGTTCACCTCGGATAAACCGCCTTTTTCTTGTATTGAATCCGCTGATGCTTCTCGCGCTTCCTTCGCCTCAATTCCGCCGCCGCTTCGAGCTTCAGGTGAATAGGACAGTTCTCGTAATCGGAGCAGATCAGGAGCAACTGTGCCCTTGTGGCAGCCTTCCAGTTCATCTGACCACCTCCGGCATTTCGTCCCACGTTCTCCCATCCAGCAGGCGACCCGCCGCCTTCCTGCCGATTCTGCAAACCGATGTGTCGGGGTTGAAGTTGAACCAGGGCTTCCCTTTGATTCCTGGTTCATTACAACGAAGCTCGTGAACCTGTGCCCACTCCCCCCACTGCTTGAAGAAGAACGGCACCCCGGCAGCTTGGCATTGATCGCGGATCGACCGCACCCAGTCTGGATGCATCGGACGGGCATTGGGGCCGGATTCACCGCCAACGATGACCCAATATACTCGTGGAGCTGGGATTGCCTTCCGAATGTCTCCGTCCCAACCAGGATAGATCCAACCTTTCAAATCTACCGGCCCCAAAAGCGGCTCCATCGATAGAAACCGAACCGCCGCTGGCGTCTGCAGGAGCAATGGGATGCGCTCATCTGCTGCGCGCTGGTTTTCGACCGATACTCCTAGCCAGACGTTCGGAAGGAACGGCACATCGCCAGCCCTGTGTTCGCCCTTGATAATCTTTGCAAAGAATGGTCGGTCGGGCGTTCCAAGATCGCGCCAGTACCTCCCAGCGAGTAACGCCGCCATCCGCTGCGGACGCTTGGTCAGCACTTGGAACGTGTGCTGAGGGCTTTGCGCCATAATCTCGAATACGCTCCAAATGAAGTCATCCGGCACATCGTCATGAAATAAGTCCGACAGTGAGTTCACGAATATCCTGCGCGGCCGCTTCCAGTGGAACGGTTGAGCCAAACGATCAGGGAACAACTGAACCTCCTTAAACGGTTTGGCATACTGCTCCGGTAGTTTCTTTCCCGCCGTATATGCCCTGTGTCGCCTGTCGTGAAGCTCGTAGGCATAACAGTTCCGGCAGCCTTCGGAAACGCGTGTGCAACCCACGACAGGGTTCCACGTCGAATCCGTCCATTCGATGCTGCTCTTATCCCCCATGCTCGATCACCCCCAAGAATCGACTAGGAACCAATTCCTGCACCTTGCCGCCGTACCCCTCGCGTTGCTGAAGGTGTGACAGGTGGAGCCATTGCCGCGCTCGCGTGACCGCCACATAAAACAGCCTGCGCTCCTCTTCGATGTCGCCGCGCTTGGAAGGAAGAATTTCCTCGTTCACGCCGATCACGAATACGCGCTCCCACTCTAATCCCTTCGCCGCATGGATGGTCAGTAGCCGGACACCGTCCGCTTCCTCCTGGGCGAGACGTTCCTGCATGTCCCGTGTCCGCATCCAGTGAAGGAAAGCGTATGGATCGAACGGTTCCCCCATTTCTTGCTGGCGGACTTCCCACCGAGCAATGAACTGCTCCGCCCTGTCCAACTCCTCAATCCGATTCCGGATCCCAGCCTGCTCGTAGCGTTCCTTAAGACCAAGTCCCCGAACGATTTCATTCCACGTCTCGCGGACGCTGTGCCAGCAGGGAAGGGCTTTGATTCCTTCCTTGAATTGTTTCAACCCCGCAAGCTCTGGAAGCCGTAAAGCGGCGATATCCTCGGGGTCAGCCTGCAGAAGGGCAATGTCCCCAATGCGCCTCTCCGGCCAGTTGATGATCCGGTTCATCGGCAGTTCATCCTTCGGATTCGCCACGAAAGCGAGATAGTCGACGATGCGGCGCACATCGTAAGGATTCATGGCATCGTTCCGGCTGCCAACCACGAATGTCGGTATGCCAGCCTGCTCCAATGCCGCCTGCATGATCTGCAGTTGAAAGTTCGTCCGGCAGAGGATTGCCATATCCTTGGTCGATTCACCGGCGGCAACCTGTTGCTGAATCTTCTCCGAAATTGCCTGCGCTTCAAGCGCATCGTCCAGATACTCGTTAACGGAAGGGTCGTCGCCTTCTTTGTCCGTCCTTAATTGCAGAGGACTCTGATAGGCAGCCCGCTCTATGGTGCGGTTCGCCAATTCGATAACTGGCTTTGTGGAACGATAGTTCTGCTCAAGCCTTACGACCTCACAACCCGGATGCCGCTCTTCGAACGTCAGGATGTTCTCAATTCGGGCGCCGCGCCAACCGTAAATGCTCTGCGCCGGGTCGCCAACCACAAACAGATTCGCCGGCCGTAACAGGTTCAGGATTCGCTCCTGACGATCGTCGGTGTCCTGATATTCATCTACATACACGTAGGAAAAGCGGCCAGACAGTTCAGCGGCGATGTCCGGGTTCTCGGAAAGCAGTTTCTCCGTCATGGCAAGAAGCCCCTCGAGATCCGTCGCATTGTTCGCCTTAAGGCGGTAGTGGTATTCATCAACGACCGCCTTCATTTCGGCATTTCCAGCGTTGCCCGACCAGGGATTCACCTGTGATGCTCGAACCTTCGAAGTGTAGCGAAGATCGGCAATGACACTCTCGATAAGCGAGCGCCTGTCCTCTTCGTCGTAAACGGAAAAATCCCGGTCACGCCCTACTTTGTGGGCATGTTGCCGAAGTACCGACACGCAGAAGGAGTGGAACGTGCCAGCGGTCAGTTTCTTGGCAAACTCTTCACCGATTAAGCTGGCGACCCGTTCCTTCATTTCCTTGGCAGCTAAGCGAGTGAATGTCAGGGCGAGCATATTGCTCGTGCCCACCCTCTCATTCACCTGCAGGTTCCCGATCCGGCTGGTCAGTACCGACGTCTTACCGCTCCCTGCCCCGGCCACGCACAGAATGCATGAACTCGGGGAAGTCGCGGCGCGGTACTGTTCAGGATTAAGCCTTCTCAATACCTCGTCGACCCTGCTCACGCAATCGCCCCCTCGGGCATCTTGCCAAGCTGATGAACCGTCCAGCCTTCAATGTCAGCGACATCAATCACCCCGGCAAGGATGATGTTGTCGAGCCGTTCGCACAGAACGTCCAGCCCCTTGAGAACCTTCTGAAAGTTCCCTTTATCCAGATTCTCGATGTTATCGATAGCCAGAACCTTGCATCCGGGGTTTGCTCGATCAAGGATGGCGACCAGCAAAGCAATCAGTACAATCATCTGCTGACCGGTGCTCAATGCGTCGAAGTCCACCTCGCGGTCTTTGTTATCGATCCAGCCGAAACGGAACACTTCCTGTCCGCTGTCGCTTTCCGTCTTGAAGAAGAACGGATGATCAAACCCCATCGCCGTGAGGTTTGCCGTAACTTCCTCGCGGATCGGGTCAAGCGAGTTCACCAACATCTCACCTTGTATGCCCTTCGGACCCAGCGATTCAGCTAGATACTTGGACGCAGCGTAGAAGTTCTCTGCCGTTGACGAATCGATCATGGATGCCTTCATGTTGGAAATCGTCGTCCGAGCCTTTTCCTGCTCCTGAAGCTTTTCCTTCAGCGCGGCGATGTTCGTCTGCAGACCAGTAAGCTGCTTCTCTAAAACCTCAATGCCGGAAACGGTATCCGCTGGCTCGGCTTCGAGCCGCTGGCGTTCTTCTTTGAGGTCGGCCAGCCGCTGGCGTTGAAGCGTTTCTGCAGATCGGGCTTTCTCGATTTGCGTCTCCAATTCCCGGACTTGAGCGCGAATTTGATCATTCTTCTTGTTCGCCTGATTCGATTCCGCATAAAGCTGATCCCGTGCCTTCTGCAGAGTGGCAACCCGCGCTCGGCATTCCTTCCGCTTATCCGTCAGTAGGTTCAGGTGCTGTTTGTGGTTCGCAGCCTCATGGAGATGCTTCTGCTCTTCCTCTTTCGCCCATCCAATGAAAGGCGTGAAATCCTTCGGGCAGGCAATGTTTGAGGCGATAACGCAAATGCCGCCGCGCTCCGATGCCTGTTTCACAGTCTGGCTCATCGCCTTGGCCTTCGATTCAGCGAGCGCCGCCTCGCGCTGAACCTCTGCCATTTCCGTCTCGATGGCGGAAATTTCGTCCTCAATGGAGGCTATCGATTTGCCGATTTCGTCTATTTGCTCTGAAGCGTCCACCTGAACGATTTGCCCGAGCAGTTCCTTGATCTGCTGTTCTGCAGAAGCGTAGTCGAACGGAGCGTTGTCCGCTTCCATGGCTTCGACCTTTTGCTTGATTTCAGCGAGCCGGGCAAGGCGGCGGTCAATGGCCTTCTTCGCTTCATTCAGGCGGGCAATTTCCGCCGATACCTGGTTCAATTCCCCCTGCAGGCGCTCGAGCTCCGCCCGGTTTTCATTGATGTTCCGATCCGTCTCTTCAAGCTGGTTTTTCAGTTCGGCCAGTTTCTGCACAGCCCCGGTCGCTTTCCGCTTCTCGGCATTCCAATGTTTTTCTTTCGCCTTCGCCCATTCCAGCATGGCCTTCACGCCGGACTCTGCATCCATTCCTTCCCGCCATTCAGCAAGGGCGTCCGCTATCGTTTGTTCTTGAGCTTTGTACCGATCTGGATTATTTTCGTAGAGTTCCTTAGAAAGCAAATTTGTGAACAGGTGGCTTCCGACTCCTGCTCTTGTCCATGCCTCTCCGTCAATTCCGGCCAGACCGTAGAAGAAGCCACGACGCTCAGCGTCTGACATCTTCAAGAATTCTCCGAAGTCGAGCATGACCGGGAAGTTCCCCATTTCCTCGGCGATTCGCGCCTCCTTATCCTTGAGCGTTGATTCCCCACGCGAAGGACTGACGTTTACCTCTTGGCTGACCGTAACTTCGCGGGTACCGTCCCGCTTGGTTTTGGATTTGCGGATGAACGAGCGGTCGAAACGAAAATTCTCCGTTTCCAAGCCCACCGTCATCTGCTCATCCGTAGAAACCCGGAACGTGTCCTGCGGACGCTTCCCAGGCGAGCCGGGAACGTACCCCAGAAGGGCCGTCCCGAGCGCCTGAATCCGCGAACTTTTCCCGATCCCGTTCGGGCCGACGAATATGTCCTTACCCGTAAGCTCTTCCACGACGTTCTGGCGCTTGAAATTCGCCAGTGTCAGCTTTTGAATACGTGCCATGCGTAAAGCCTCCTTATTCCGATTGATATTTTGTCAAGTATTCAACTGCAACTTCTCCGGGGTAATCCTTTAAATCAACTACTTTCCTGCCATAAAGAGTGCGCTCATCGGAAGCGACGGTATAAATTGTTTTATCGTTTCCGATGATAAATACCACTTGATCACCTTTTTTCAGCCCCATGCCGTCCACCTAAAACAACCGTCCGCTCTGCTGTGCCCTTTCTGCTTCCTCGTTGACCATTTCCGCCGCGCGAGCCATTTCCTCGTCCATTTCCTGCGAAGCGAGTACATCCTCCTCGTCGACCTCGCCAGTGGAGTCCACGACTTGCGCCTTCTTGTTCCCGACAATGACCTCTTCACCAGCGTCAGCGGCGGCCGCGATATCCTCGAGCTCCTTCCGGCTGTGATCATGCTGCCAGCCGATGACCGTAATTAAACCCTGCCGTTGCTTGTCGGGTCCCTGCAAGCCTTTGATTTTGAGCGCCAGCGCCGGGTGGTGCTTCAGAGCGTTCCTCTCGCAGATCGTCTGGGCTTTCCGCTCCCCGAAGTTCTTGTTTGCCAGCCAAGTCGATACCGCCTTCAGAACCTCCTTGTGTTGCATGTTCGCCCAGATGCCAAGCTCACCCTCAATCGGCATGAAGATTCCGGTCTTTTGCTCTTCTTTGTCCAGTTGGCTCTTGAAGCACAGGCGGCCGGCCGTTTTATCGAATTGCACCTTCTTCTGCAAGTCCTGAAGGAAGTACGTGGTGTAGTTGTAAAACATCATGTTGCTGCTGATAGTCAAAGTCCCGGTCGGACTATAGCCAACCGCGATCTTTTTCACATAAACGCCTTTCTGCGTCCCGGATTCGGGATCGATAAGCGGGAAAGGATTCGGCACTGCCATGCTCCCTGCCTCGCCATCCTGAAGGGGAACCTTGATGGAGTCCGGCGTGATGATCGCAAGGCTTGCAATCTGGTTCGCGCGGTAGTAGCCATCCGCCGTGATCATCGCCTTTCCTTCAATGACCGCGATTTCCCCCTGATCTTCGCGTAGCGCAAGGTTCGCCTGAACCGCGTAAATCTTGCCGTTACCCGTCCGTTTGACAAATACGTCACCGTCGCCCAACTTGGCAATTTCCTTCTCGGGCTGCTTCGCCAATTGATTCTCTGCCACTGCCATTCGCCATCTTCCTCTCATGTTTTTGTTTATCCTCAATGGAATAATCCAGAAGGACCCTCAATGCCCGGACCATGCGTTCGTTGTCCGGTTCATAAACTGAATGAATCTCAAACCCCTTCGGTGTTCTCACCGCTTCCGAGCCTCCCCTCCCGACTCCCTCTTGTCCGCACCGTTCTCGGCATGGTACAATAGGTGTGTTTAAAACTTTTGCGATTTTTCGTTTAGAGCGTCGTGGCTGCGGCGCTCTTTCTCTTTCCCTTCACATAGCCCCGGCTTTCCAATTTTCGCCGATGCTCGCGGTATACATCCAGCAGGCTGAATTTGTATTCCTCGCAAATGATGCCTACGTAATGGTCAATCGCCACCCTCGCATCAAGCGCCTGCATAATGCTCCCGTAAATCTCCTGTCGTTCCGCTTCGGCCAAAGATATGGGGATATCGATGATGTTGGCTTCCTCGGCAGATTCGAGCGCCTCCTCGAGCTCCTCCTGCATTTTTGCCCACACGCTCGTCCTGTGAAGGTCGACCGATTCTCCGTCAAGCCAAGGCGAAGCGTAAACCCCTCCTGTGACCTCTGCCGCCGCTTCAATGTAAAGCCTGTGGTAATCGAGCGCCGTAACCATGCGCTTCAATGCGTCCGCGCTGGCCGGTCGCGTTCCCCTTTCGATGGCCGAAACCATTTTGTTGCTGATAAAACCGATCTGCCCAACCTCGTCCTGCGTCATGTCACGTTTATCTCGGGCTTCTCGGATTGCCTCCCCGACTGCCAAGCATGCCTTCCTCCTTTTCGATAAGGTGAAATTAATCCAAGAATCCCCAGTGATACCGAATCTCCTGCGCTCCGATCGCTTCGAGTTTCTCGTAGACTTCGTCTTTGCAATATTCCCAAGAATAGGAGCCTTGCCAGCACCCGATGGGCGGCATGAAATAATGCTGACCACCATACTTGAATTCAAATCCCGCGCCAATTACGCATGAACCTTTGTCGCCATAAGCATCCGCCTTCTCTTTCCACCAAAGCTGGATGTCGATTACCTCCTGCGGTGCGTTCGACTTTCTCGGATTAACCATGACAACGCCCAGCTTCTCCCTCTCCGTTCGGTTCAACTGATCACCACCTTTCCGGTATGTATGAGTCATAATAGATTGATGTGATACAATTTGGATAAGGGTGCCGTCTTCGCTGGATCCAATGAGGTGAAGAAAACTTGAAGCTGATTTGTAAATCTTGCGGCAACGAGTTCGAGCAGGAACCCGTGCCGCAAACATTCGCCGGAACCGTTGTCGCGTCTGAATCAACCCGCATGATTTCATCTGTAAGTCCAATCTGTCCGTCGTGTTCTGAAAAATCCAAATCCAGCGAAGAGTGAGGGCTCGGCGGCACCCTCCCCCTTTAGTTGAACGCCTGTTCGATTTTTTTCACGAGTTCCTCCGCTTTGTGCATGTTGTCCACGATGCTGTTGTGTGTTGCAACCAACTGCGCCAGCGTTTCCTCGTAGCGGTTCAGCAGTTCAGCCGTGATAGGCGTACCTTCCTGAACGACTTTGCCATCCTGACCGGTGACCTGATCCCGGATTTCCCGCTTCTCGAAGACGATTTTCTCCACCTCGATCACCTCCTTCCTATGCGATCAAATGACCGATTTATTAAAGATCAATGCGGTTTCCCGCGACCGTCCCGCCGCTTGGGCGGGAGGTTTCGTCCGGTTACCAGCCGGAACTCATCAGGCGGGAGCGTTCAACTCTTCCCATTCGTGCCGGGAAACATTCAAGATGTTCCATCCCAGGGCTTCCATCTCGGTGGACCTGTCGTAGCTCTCCACGTCTTGCGCCGCCCTTGTTACGGCACTGCTAAGTCCAAACAACGTGAGGTCTCCACCTTTAATCAGGTGTTGCAGGACGTTGTCAGCTTCGTTTTGGTTCAGGTTCCACTTGGCTGCGGACAACTCTACGACATCCTGAACACGTCCAGTGATTTCAGCCTCGGTCGCTTCCCTCATTCTGTCGACGACGAGTTTAAACTTCGTTTCGTCAACAGCGGCGCGAACCGTATCCTGCACCTTCATCATGAAAGCCTTGTCATCAGCCGCAAGCGTCTCATCACGGTACAGTTCAAGATCCTCTGCCTGGTTGGCTCGTCCAACGTGATAACGACGCTGACCAAGGTCGTTCACCACCATGCCGTTACTGCAGACGAGTCGGTAAACGAGCGGCTGTACGCTCACTGCACCATGTCCGACCTCGCTATTGCTGATCAATATCCCGGCCTGGACTGTGTCTCCGGGCTTGACGTCTGCCTGAAGTCGAGGGTTAACCACCTTGAGATACATACGGTTCTCGGTCAACTCGCAACTTTCAACTCGCGCCCCGGACATTTCCCCGATGATTGGCAGCACTGCCATCGCGATTTCATAGTTGTCTATGCGACGATAGCGGTCGCTTAAGAACGCTCGCGCTGTTCCGTCCAGCGTCCGAACCATCCGGCGGGTCGGTTGCCGTTGGAGCCAGACGTTGACGTTTGCGGCGAGTAAATCGGGATATTCTGCCCGCATCCGATCGTAGTACTTAGCAGGTATGCCGAGATGCGTCCCGACCTGTCGATGCGCGATGTCGTTAAGCGAAAACCGGTCGATGTTCGTGTGCTCCCCAGTCGCCCGAATGATGTCGAGGTTCGGAGTTCCGTCCTCGATTGCCATGCGGAGGTTGCTCGTTTCCAGTACAAAATCCCGTTTTTCATTGTTCTGCCGTTCAAGTTCGGCAGCCAATTCTTGCAATGTTTTTCCAGCTTTCATTTCTCCTTCTCCTCTCATTGATTGGGGTATCGGCCAGCTTTATCGAGCCAGCGTATAATAGTTCTGCGTTCCAGCGAATGCGATATTTATGACCTTCCAACCTTCGCTAAGCAGGAAATTGACTTCTTTCTCATTGGTGGTCTTGCGCAACTCCTTAACCTCGCTCATGTCCATCAACAACGGCAGCCACCTCCTCGGCTTCGGCGAAATCGAACACTTCCACTTCCCGACCATCATCCGTGATGACGATGCGGCCGTTCCCCAGCGTACCGAGAAGCCCGTAAGCCGCCCAATCGCATCCGATTCCCTGAACGTGCCGCCCGATGCATTGCTGGTATGAAGCGCTCGCGGCATCGTCCGGTTTCATTCCTGCCTTCTCAACGAAGTCCATCGGGGTTTGAATATTCCCGCAGCGCGAGCACTTGAATGCCCATTTACCCGTCTTGTTGCCGAACCGTTCCGCCGCTTCCTTGCGCCATTCCGGCAGTGTTTGCTTAATCATTGATAACTGCTCCTTTTCCAACCCTCCATGTTGTGTTACAATGGAGGCATCATATTTGAGGTTTAACGAATCAGTCGCCCAGCCCGGCGGCTGTTTTCTTTTTTCTTCCGAACAATTGATTCATGCAGATTTTTCGCACTCTGGCAGACTTCGTGATTGTGGCGAGTTGCAGTAAGTTGATTCGTGTAATGCGCCTCATGCTGGATTCCTTTTCTTGGATGAGCACTGTGGTCACCTCCCTTCGTTATCCCGCCAACCAGGCATCCCATGTTCCCGTGTCAACCCTGCGAACAAATTCCTTGAAACTCAGGCCATATCGACTTTCGACGTCAAAATATTTGTAGTACCTTTCCAACTTCTCCAAGCGCTCAATTTCCGGCTCGACGGTTGTTGATTGCTTTTCCTTTTCCACGGTTAGCCTCCTTTTGTCCAGCTTACAGACCTGAACTAATGCAAGAACGGAGGTACAAAAAGACCGCGTTCTTCGTTCACTTCTCGAACATGATCCTCCCAAAGTTTCGTCTCCATGCGCTCTTCTTCCGGGATGAAACGAAGATTCAGGAACGCCCCGCATTTGCAACGCGCATGCCCGTGTTCGTGCATCCCCAATTCGTGAAGGATCGACTTCGCAGCTTTGAATTCCGTGCCGCATACACAGCACGTCGCCGGGTAAAATTTTTCGTCCAAGTTTTCACCTCCGCCCCCAGTAGATTTCCTGACCGTTCCGCTGTCGGCTTTGTAGACCCGACCGACTTCTAGTCGCCAAGTTCCTCGGTTACCATAGGTATAGCAGGGTGACCGCAAGCCAATCCTACAGATATCAAATAACGAATGCCTGCGGCGAGCGTCGTAGCGTCGACCTGATTCTCAAGCCCGACATAGTCCATCACGTTGTAGGCGTCGCAATCCGCCGGAACCAGCCCGCAGCGGTTGTAATTCGGAACGGAAACCAAATACCCGGAAGCGGTATCGGTCAGATACAGATGAAGGCTCGTGCCGCGCCCGCACACTTCGAAATACTCGCCTGCTCGCGCCCGAATCTTGACCGGCCAGTTGCTGCCGATATTGCCGGATGGAATGGTCGCCAGATCAACCACTTGGCTGGCCTTGCGCATTTTAGCGAGAGCTTCAGCACGAAAAGCATCTTTCTGTTCTTGGGTTAGCAAAGGATTTCACCTCCTTTCATTTAAGATAAGGTCGGGCTTTCCTGATTGCTTTTGCAACCACTATCGATAAAAAAAATGGTGTCGAAATCAACATCGAGGGCGTCTGTTATCTTTTTCGCAATTTGAGGCCCAGGATTCCGCGTTCCGTTAACGATTTGAGTTGCATAAGGCTCAGAGATGCCGATTTCTCTGCCGAGGCTTCTTTGTGTGAATCCCTTGATGAGAAGCAGTTTCTTAAGTTCGCCGACATCTTTGACTAGGATTTTCAAGGTTAATCTCACCTCCCAGAAATCGTGGTTGCTATTGTATTTATTCATTTGTTACCACCATATTAATTGTTCTTGTGTGCAATTGCAACCACTTTTTTATTGATTTGATTACTTTCTTTTAATTTTCATCTATAATTTGAATTGGGTGGTTGCAAATGAAAGCAGAAGAATTTGGCAAGTATTTAAGGAAACTTCGAAATGAAAAGAAAATGACGGTTCGACAATTGGACCTCTATTCTGGCGTGTCTCATTCTTATTTGTCGCAAATTGAGAATGGAAAAAGGGGCGTTCCATCCCCTGAAATTCTAAAAAAACTTCATAAACCGCTTGGGGTATCTTTCGAAGATTTAATGAGAGCGGCTGGCCATATTGATGTTGAACTCCCGCAGACGATCATGGAGAGCGCCACACCTTATGAACCGTCACGAATGTTGCGCGTTCCCGTGCTTGGCACAATCCGTGCTGGGCAACCCATTGATCGATTAGAATCGATTGAGGGATACGAACTCGTGGAACCAGAACTATTAAGAGGACGGTCAGGATTTGTGCTGCGCGTGCAAGGTGATTCCATGATTGGGGATCGTATATATGAAGGCGACCGCGTCGTTGTGGTTACCCAACAAGTAGTCAACAGCACAGATATCGCCGTTGTGGCCGTCAACGGATGTGAAGCCACACTGAAGCGCGTAAAGTATCAAGATGGAATGGCGATCCTCAGTTCGTCGAATCCAGCGATGGAGACTATGGTCTACCCTGCTAAAGATGTTTTTGTGCTGGGTAAGGTGATCGAGGTTCGGCATAGTTTAGAATGATATCAGTTTGGGAGGTGACAACCAATGTTTATGGTCACGGTGTTGCTAGGCATTCTGATCATTGTTGTTTTATTTAAGGATGGAATAAAAAAACTAATTACAAATGGAATTTTACTTTTCGTCGCATTTGCATTATGGAATACGGCATGGTGGGGAATGATCATTGCAGTTTTGATTTATATTGGAATTATTTATGAGATTTTAGAACCCATTTTCAAGTCGATTGGTTCAACGATTAAATGGTTTAGGAACCGTTCAAATGCAAGCAAGCCAGAAATTGATGCGCAACCGGATCAGGCGGTTTATGGACAAACTGCGGCGGCATCACCCTCGATTAATGAATACATAGATGTATGGTATTACTCGCTTAACGGAAAAACATCAGAGCCGCTTACAGAACCGCAACTTCTAAACCTTCTGCGCAAAGGCCACCTTCCGCACGACACACCGATCCGCCACCATATGGTGAATGACTGGACTCCTGCGAACCGATTGTGGGCTGTTAGATTGAAGTAATCTCGAGGTGAAAAAGATGGATAATTTTTCGGATAAAATTAAATCCCTCTCTAAGAGAGTGTCAACACTGAAAGATCGAATCTTGACTGAGGAAGCAACAAAAACATCAATTATTATGCCTTTCTTTCAACTGCTTAATTACGACGTATTTAATCCAGAAGAATTCGTTCCAGAGTTTGTAGCCGATGTAGGTATAAAGAAAGGTGAGAAGGTAGACTTTGCAATCTTGCAAAATGGTGAACCTGTAATATTGATAGAAGCAAAGTCTATCCAAGAAAAGCTAACCAAACACGATTCTCAGTTGTTCAGGTATTTTGGAACGACCCGTGCCAAGTTTGCTATTTTAACGAATGGTATACATTACCGCTTCTACACAGATTTAGAGAAAGAAAATGTGATGGATACTGCTCCATTCTTTGAGTTTAACCTACTAGAAATTAAAGATAGCCAAATATCAGAATTAATCAAATTTCGCAAGGATGACTTTGATGTTGAGAACATTCTAACTACCGCATCAGAACTGAAATATACAAACGAAATAAAAAATTTCTTAATTCAACAATTCGACAATCCATCTGATGCCCTTGTTTCTTTGGTTATTTCCGATATCTACCCAGGAAAGAAAACAAAGCAGGTCATCGAAAAATTTGGAGATTTGGTCAAAAAATCATTTAAGCAAATGCTTAGCGAAATGCTAAATGATAAATTCAAAGCGGCCATCGAAACGACGAATGCATCAGCCGAGATTTCCAGTGCCAAAGAGGTTGAGCAAAAAAATCTCCCACAGGAAGAAGCAAACGTACAAATCGTGACGACAGAGGAAGAAATAGAGGGATACGCAGCAGTCAAAATCCTCTTAAGTGAAACAGTCGATCCAAGCCGCGTCTTTTACAGAGATAATATGAGCTACTTCAACATCCTCATCGACGACAATATCCGTAAATGGATTTGCAGGCTTGGGTTCAACACAGGTAATAAATACATCCAATTTAACGATGAAGAACGAACGACATTTAATATTTCAGGACCAACGGACATTATTTCTCATAAAGAAAAAATAATTGAAACTGCTCTTAAATTCATTTGAACCATGATATCACTTGCCGATGCCCTGATGGGCTTTTCTTTTTAACACATCATCGAACATATATTCTGATTGGAGTGAAACAAATGCTAGGACAAACCAATGGCTTCTATGCCATAAAGGAAGTGAGAATCTATTGCAGGGTCTCGTCGGAGGATCAGCAGGAACGAGAAACCATCGAGAATCAGGTCGACTTCGCATCGAAATACTGCGACCTTCATAAGTTCGATATTGGTGACTGGTACAAGGATGACGGAGTTTCCGGCAAAATACCGCTTGAGGAACGTCCAGATGGCAAGCGGCTTGTTGAAGATGCACAGGCAGGAAAGGTTAAGCTCGTGCTCATCTACAATATTAAGCGTCTGGGGCGCACAGCACGCGATATCCTGAATTCGGTCTACAAGCTGGAGCAGTACGGCGTAAAAATCCGCAGCATGACGGAACCGTTCGATACCGGTGACCCCCATGGCCGGTTTATCCTGACTGTGCTCGCTGGCGTTGCGGAGCTCGACCGGGAAACCACGCTCGAAACGATGTGGCATGGGGCGAATCGCGCTGCGCGTAAAGGAAAGTGGCTCGGCGGTATCGTCCCTTATGGGTACTTCGTCAACGAGGATCGGTTTCTCGAGATTAACGAGGAACCGCTGCCGGGCAAGCCGGACATGACTGAAGCCAGCGTGATACGCCTGATGTATAACCTCGTCGCTCACCAAAAGTATTCAACGATTCAGGTCGCCGACTACTTCAATGCCCTGACGATCCCGCCATCCTACACCAAGGATGGTCGCAAGGTGAAAAAGGGCAAACGGAAAGAAGCGACTGCCGGTGTTTGGACGCCGGGGCGCATCGGAAACATGATCAAGAACACCACCTACAAGGGCATTCATACTTACGGAAAGCGAACAAAGAAAGATCGGGAATTGATTGAGCGAAAAGTTCCGGCCATTGTCGATGAGGAAACATGGGATATGGCACAGCAGACCCTGCGTGAAAATCAACTGGAATGCATGAAGAACGCCAAACGCTTTTACCTATTGCGCGGATTGATTAAATGCGGCGTGTGCGGGCTGACGTACCATGGTACCGCCTATCCCGGAGCCAACAGAAGGGCGAAGGCTTACTACGTATGTGGCGGGAAAACATCTTATAGAGGGTCGCTGCTGGGGAAATGTACCTCGAAGAATGTGCCTGCCGAATGGATCGAGGAATCCGTCTGGAAGGAATGCGTGGATTTCATCAACAACCCAGGCGATGCCCTGCAGGAACTTGCGGCAGGCATGGAGGAACGTAAATCGCACAAAGAATCGCTGACAGCAGAAAGAGCGATGGTAGCCAAGTCACTGCTGGACAAAGACTCGGACAAGCAGGGCATCCTCGATCTGTTCCGAAAGAAAATCATCGGCGCCGCTGACGTGGAACGGCAACTGCAGGAGATCATGAAGGAAAAGCAGGCATTGGAGCAGCGGATCAAGGACTTGGATGAAGCGATCGAGGCAGAGGACGGACTCGTGCAGCAGTTTGATACGGCGGAATCCCTGCTGGCAGACCTGAAGCAAAAAATCGAAGGCGACCCACCGTTTGAGGTTAGAAGGGAAATCGTTCGGGCGCTTGTGCGAGAGGTCATCGTTAATACGATCACGCCAGACGATGACGGAACGGGTCGCGGCCGGCCGCAGGCATCCGTCACTGCTCGCTATTCCTTCTCAAAGGTCAAGGTTGTTCCACGAACGCTTGTCCGTGCGGCTACTTCGGGTCCGACGGGGATCGCGCCTGCACCTGTTCGGGCGCGGCCGTCGCCCGTTACCGCTCCCGCTTGTCGGGGCCGCTGGCCGACCGCATCGACCTCCAGGTGGAAATGCCGCGACAGACGGCCCGGGAGCCCGCGTCCGCCGAGGGCTGGACATCGGCCATGGCGCGAGCCCGCGCGGAGGAAGCGATCGAACGGCAAAAAGCCCGCTACCGGGGCGGCGCGATCCGCTGGAACAGCGAGCTTTACGGGCGAAAGCTGGCCGAGCACGCCAGGCTTTCGCCGGCTGCCGAGAAGCTGCTCGGCAGCGTGTACGAGCGGCTTGGTCTCAGCTTCCGGGCCCACGACCGCATTCTCAAAGTGGCGCGCACGATCGCGGACCTGGACGGCCGCGACGCCATCGAGGCCGAGCACGTCGCCGAAGCGGTTCAATACCGCTGCCTGGACAAGCCCGCCGTCCCCGATTGAGGCGAGCGTTCGCCGTCCTTCTCAAAACGCTCCGGCAATGTGCCGCAGCTCGCCGACGCCTCCGTCGCCCGCGAACGTGACGGCTACGACATCGAAGCGAATCGGCTTGGAACCCGCGCGGGACATCGACAAGTAA